AGGAATGTAATTATATATCTCAAAAATTACCGTTGTTACGGATTTATTCTTCATATAAAATGTAAAATGGGCGTTTTATATGAGAAAAGGTTTAAATGATAAAAAAGATGTAATAGAATTATAATTATAAATATTCGGAGTTTGAAATGTGTAAAACGTTCAACTAATTATATATTTGGTTCAAATTTCATAGGTTTACCATCTGTATAAATATACATATCTCCTAATTTATTAACTGAATTAGAATATAAATTATTATTTATTTGTTTTACAAAAGGAACTTTATTAATAATATCTCTTAATGCAATTTCTATGTCTGCAACATTATTTATTTTATTCGGTAGTCCAGATTTAGTATTTTCTTCTGTTCCGTATAATTTATCACTTTGATCCAATCCAATACCATATACTATTTTTGATAAAAATATTATTAATTCATTAATAATAATCTTTTCTTCCTTTTTACTATATTCATTTACATAATTATGTTTACTTATAATGTCTGTATAAAAATTGTATAATAATCGCATATCATGACTTTGATTTCTAAAGTTACTGTTTATAAAAAAACTATCACTTTCTTCTTCTCTATTTTTATTAAACCAACCAAAACCATATTCCTCTCCACAATCTGGGTTACATAAAGGTTCTGAACAAACTTTTTTATAAATAACAGATGGTGATAATTCTTTTTTATCTGAATATTTAAAAAAAGATCTACCATAATCAATTATTTTCACAATATATTTAGATTTAAATTGAATTTTTTTTCCATTTTTTAAATAATAATGATATTCTATATATTTTCCTTTAACTGGTTCATATAATAAAACATTATCAGAATGTAAATCATAATGTGTAAATATTTTTTTTAATATAGATAATGGAAAATAAATTTGATAAAATACAAATAAACAATCATAAAGTAAAAAATCTTTTATAGAAATATCATTTAATGGTTTCTTTTGAAAAATATTTCCAAATGCATTTACATTATTTAAATGTTGAATAAGAAGAGATGCGTATTTTGAATCTTGACATACTTTTGCATAATTATATTCATTATCATTGTTTTGTAATTCAAGAGATTCTCTTAAAACATTATTTGTAACATTTACAGTATCTTTCATATGAGACCATTTATCTGGAGTTTTATAATAATAAAGACCATATGTTTCAACAAAACAAGGAAAAAATTTGGAAATTTTATTAATAAATAATCCTACAATATACTCATAAACTAAATTATCAGAATCATTTTTAATAGATGATTTTAATACCGTATGAGCAATATATCCATTTCTTTCATATTTAAGTTCTTTTACAAATCCGTTATTAGAAACAGCACCAATACTTTTAATAGGAGGTTTAACATAATCAAAATGAACAAAACCATTAAAAAAATCTATTATTTTTTTACGATAATTTCCAAATGCAATACATACTCCTGAATCGGAACATAGTGATTTTAAAAATTCAGATTTTCTTTTTATTTCTGTATTTTTCATAAATCTTCCAATTACTTCTCTTGCTTTTGGTTCCTTTTCATATTTTTTTTTATTTTTCATAGTTTTTTGTCTTTTTAAGTTTTCATTAACAAATTGATAAATACGAACAGATGCATTTCTTTTAATTTCTGCTTTTTTTAATCTTTTGGTAACTTTACAATTTGGATATTTTCCCATTTTGTACTTGGAAGAAAGACGACAATATTGATATCTTGGAACTCTTCCATTCACATACATACATCTTGGTGCATTTTCACAAGTATTATTTGGAAATCCACGACATCCAGAAATACATTTTTTAATAGGCATATTTATTATATTATGCTAATAATTTTTATTTATTATTAATTAGAGTTAAATGTAATTATATAAATATATAAATAATGAATCTTTATTTATATATTATAAAAAAAATAAAAAATGAAATTATTCAAAATGATAATATAGAAAGTTATGTATTTTGGAAAAATATGAACTTCCACGATTATACTTATCAAAAAAATTTTACAATACTTTATTTAAACATATTTGAAAATAAAATAAAAAAATGTAAAAAAATATGCAATGACAAAAGTCAAACTATACAAAATGATAATGATATAATAAAACAAAAATATATATTTATTAATGACTTTATTAATAATGTATTTATTTCAATGGAGAAAAAAGAATATTTTTTAAATATTTTATCTAAAATTCAAAAAATTTATAATGTCTTTTCAAAAATTGCCTTTTTATATAAATATAAAAAATCAGCAATTACTTCCATAACAACAGATTTAACACTAAACCCTATTAAAGATACGGATAAAAATGTAATATGCATTTATCAAAATAATACAATATATTTATTTACAATAAGCGATTTAGTTAATATGTTAAACAATTCTTTATCTTATTCTCCTCATATGTTTTCAGAATTATTTTTACTAAAAAATCCTTATAATAATATACCTTTTAGTAAACCAATATTATATCATATTTATTTTTTTATGAAAAGCAAACCTATTATTATGCCTGAATTATTTCATAAATATTTTTTGTGTAATTTTAATTTAGAAAAATTTGAAAATGAAAATCAAGAAATTATACGAGATTATGCAATTGAAAGCTATGTAAATAATTCACTAGACAATGTATTATGTGAAGACATATTAAATATGATTTTTGAATATAATATGATATTAAATAATCATTACTTATACATTGATGAAGATTTTCCAGAAAAAAAATTAGTAAAGATAATGAAACCATATTTGAGATTATATTACATTGTTGAGTATTCATTAAATAAATATAAAAGCAATCAGGCTAGTAAAAAATTAAAGAGTAAATTAATAAAATTTATTCATTATAATCCAAATTTTGGAAGAAAAATGATTAAAAACATTTTTTTAAAAAAAGAAAATAATACAACACATACATCTCTAAATGTAGATTTTAATGATAAACATATAGATTTTAATGATAAATAATTTATGAAATGATAAAAGAATAATATTTTATTTTATTTAGTATAAAATTTATCAATAAAAGTTTGAAATATTTACTATTAATATTTATTTATATCAGTATGAATAAAATAAATAAAATATTAGAATCTTTAAAAATAAATTATAAATCTTGGATATTTACAATTATTTCTATAATATTATTATCTCATAATTACAGTATCATAAATAGTATTGTTACTTATTTTGTTGTGTTTTTTTTATCTTATATTAGTCATTATCAAACGCACATAGATACAACTAATGCATCTATTCATTTGTATCATCACGAAAATAATAATTTTTTTTCACATTTTATTCAGATACTATTAGAATTTACATCTTTATTAGCTATTATACCTATTTTATCTATTTTAGAGTTAAATGTATTAAATCCTTGGATAATAATTTTTTTTTATTTTTTTTATACAACTGTACATAATGTAAACTATTCTATTTTACACGTTAATAATGTTCATGAAAAACATCATAAAATGATGAAAACTAACATTGGTCCAGACATTTGTGACATTATTTTTAATACAAAATTTGATGATGACATTGAAAATACAGATCACTATATAATAAATATTATTATTTCTTTTTTGTTTGTTTATTTTTTACAACATTTTTGGATAAAATCAGATGAATTTACTAAAAATATGTTGATATATTTATTTAATATCATATTAGGCATTTCTGGATTAATTATTTTTTACTATGGCAACAAATTAAAAAATATAAAATGTAAAAATATAAAATGTAAAAATATAAAAAAGAAAACAGACAAATCCCAAAAGAAAAAGTGTAAAAATCTTAAAAAAGATAAAATATGAATTAAATTAAATTTAAATAAATGTATATTTTAATGATTTCAGAATAATTATTGATAACACTTTTACAATCAATAAAGTGCATAAATTAATAATTAATTCAAATTGTGATTCATATATATGATCACAATTATGAAAAATATTTGAATTATTTAAATTACTTTTAGATTGTTTACTCATATTTGTATCTAAATATTTTTGTTCTAAAATAGTTAAAGGACACTCATGATAAGATAACATTGCAACACCATCTATAAATATAATATTCATAAGTATTAGTAAATAAAATATATTTGAAGAAAATAGTAATACAATACATCCTAAAAATATTAATATTATATGTATTATAAAGTAATAACTTCCAATTATTTTTTTCATTAAAGTATTTGTTATAAGACAAACATTTCGCATTTTATTTTTTTCTAAAATTTCTTTTATAAGACCCTTACTTTCGTTATTTTTTTTATCTTTTTTAGATTTATTTATACAAGACATTTTTAAAATAAATATATTATTATTTTAAAAATTATACATAATTATTCACAAATCTAATTAGATTTAATATTAGACCTTTTATCATTTCAAATGTAAAGGGTTTAAAAAGTAGTAAAAAATTTACAAATAAAATAAAAAATGAATGAACCAGCAATTTCTAAAGGAGCATGAAATGGAAAGTTCGGGAATATCTCTAACATTTTTTTACAGTTGAATTTTTCATTGTAAAATAAAAACATAATAGTTATACCTAATGATAAAATAATAAGAATATATTGTTGTTTATTTTTTGGGATGTATCTATAGTAATAAATAAGAATAGAAAAAAATATAACTAAAGATGATGAGAAATAAAAGACAAATGATAAAAACATGAAGGAATATATGTCAAATAATAAAAGAATCACTAATATAGTTGTGAAAATAAAAGATGGTGCTTTATGTGTATAATTATAAAAAGTGAGTAAATAACAAAAGTTAATGATATAAGTTAAAGAATGTATAATATTAATTTGTATATAATTAGGCAAATGAATTGCGTGAGAAAATGTATGTACACATTCAAAAGCAAGTAAAGAAAGTATAAGAAAGAATGTATATATATTTTTTACTTGAAATAGAAAATAAAAAATGATAAAAATACTAACTACATTGACTATCACTGAATAGGGTTGCGCAATACCGCGTTTGTTTGGTTTCTCACAAGTTGAAAAAGGAAATATAAAATCATGATTCTTTTTCTTATTAATATCTTTTTCCATATATTATATATTTTTATAATGTATTGTATTGTTGTATCTGTTAATTGTATTTATTATACACTTTTGTTTACACTTTTTTATATTTCAAACGCCGATTTTATATACAAATATTATCAACAACAATCACAGTGTAAATACTTATTTATATATGTAACAAGGCGTTCTCTTCTAACATATTTTCCACAAGTTTCACAATATGCTAAATATATACACCATTTTATATCTGTTCCTATATCATATATACGAATAACTGAATATGGACAATAAGGATATTCTGGTATATCATATTTGCCATAGTAAATATTATTACTTATTAAATTATGAAATAATTTCATTTTATTATAAAAAACATAATTTTTTATAATATCAATTAACTCATTTGGAAGAAGAAGTTTGTTGATAATTAAAATTTTTTTAGCAATTTCCTTCATAATGATATTGTTTATGAAATAACATCTTTAGAAATGTTTCAATTTTTTGTAAAAAATAATAAATAATAGGCGTTTGAAATATAAAAAGGTGTAATAAAATTTAGTCAATTATTTTCAACGGCTGTTTCTTTTTGTAAGTCGTAGTTGTCGTTTTTGTAAATTTCTTTAAGTATTCTTCTATACTAATTTTATTTTCAATGTCAAACATCAAGTCTTTTATACAATCTTCTTCTTTTAAAGTATTTAATGGAAAAAAAATATCATTATTTTTGGATGAGGTAATCAATTTAAAATTAGGTATATTTTCTTGTCTAAATCCTGGAACTATAATAAATGCAAAAGAATCTTCTCTATTTCCATAACATAAAAAAGAATTTCGTAAATAATCAGTTTGAAGTAAAAATCTAGTAGATATAAAATAACAAGGAATTTTATATTTTTCCATAAGAATCCATAAATCAAGAGTTGTTAAAAAATAATTATCGGAATAAATAAAGTGACTAAAAGATAATTTATCTGCTTTTACTTGATCTCCTAATATTTTTTTTCCTTCTATAATTAATATATCTACTATTTTATCTTTATAATTGATTAAATACTTTTTATATTCAGAATATAAGTCATTTTTAATATCATTTACTTCTAATTGTTGTCCCAATTTTTTTTTCACTAAGTCAATAACTAGATAATAAGAACAATAATTATAGTTATTAACATATTCTATTTCTTTAAATTCATTTGGAAAACATTTTTTCCATTTCATAGATTGAATTTTATCACGAATAGTCGGAAAACAATTACGTTGTTCTTCTTTTTCTAAATTCATATTCTCTTCAAGTTCTATTTTATTTTCATAAGTTTGACTTTTAGAAGGTTCCATTTCATCATAAGATTTATGTTTAGAATACTTATTAATTAATATAGGAACTAAATTTTCAAAATATTCTTGTGTAATTAAAGACTGTAATAAAATAATTTCATTCTCTCGTAAGTTATAATTTATATTATCAAAAGAAAGATAAACTTTAGGTTTGAAAATAAATGACTTAATTCTATTATATCTAATTAATTCATCTGTTATTTTTCCATAATAAAAAAGAATATTATTTTTATCTGTAACTAGATTTTTCATAGGTAAAATAAGTTGACATTCATCTTTTTCTGTAACTCTACAAAGCATTCCTTTACTTGAACACTTATCTTTTTTACTTGTAATACAAGTAGTAATAGATTTTTCGTCTAAGGTTTGATAATCAAAACTATCTACAAAAAGTACATTATTTTTTGTCATATCTTTTAATAAATCATAAATAGTTTCAAATTTTTGTGAATAAAGAATGTATTCTTTTTCCATTAAATCTTCTATTTTTTCTCTTATTTTTGTATTATCATAATGATTTAATAATATACGAATAGTATTTCTAAAAGCATTAAATAACCCATTTTCTAATTTTATTTTTTTTACATATTCTATGCGTTCTGTATCTACTTTTTCAGATAAAATCATTGGTATTTCACTAGAAATTAATTGTTTTTCTTTTTTAATAACAAAATCTTCATTTTCCATAATAGGTATTTCATCATTGGCATTCATGAGAGAAAAAGGTTCTGATAATAAAATAAACTGATTTGTTTCTGTTATTATTCCAACAATTTGTTCATCTTCAACTACTTTAAATGCAACCTTACAAGGAATTTCACCGTTTGTATCTTTACTCACTTTATCTAAAAAATAAAGAGTATTATGATAATTATTCCATAAATGATGGTCTATCATGAATGCATATTCATTGTTAGTGTCTATAGAAGAAGGATAACACGGAATAAATCCTTTTCTTTTCTCTCCAACATCACTTTTTGCAATTACACCAATCACTTTATTATTATAATTCACGACCTGTTTTATTAAAGAATAATTATATCTTGATAATAACTCTATTAATTTATTTAATTGTAAAGGAGTTTTTGTTTTATAAATATTTGGCATACTTTTTAAAGGTAAACATACGGACTGTATGTAAGGTTTAATGATATTTTTAATAACTGATTTTAATTGAGAAGGAATGTTTGCACTATGTTCACTGAAAGTTTTAATAATACTTGTTTTATTTGCAGTATCTTTATAAGAATAAACCGGTTCAAAATAATCTCCTTGTTGTATTATAATTAATGTAGGTTTATGAGATTCATAAAAAGAACTTCCATAATGATTTGTAGGACAAATCATTTCTATATTATTTGTAATATCATTATTTGCAATTTCAAGAATAACCAAATTTAATCCATTTTTGAATAATTTTTCATTTGGTCTACATATAATATCCCATAAATATGTATAGTCTATAATAACATCATCATCTTTTAAAAAGCGAATAAAATTTTCATAAGAACGGACAATATTGGTAAAATATAAAAGATCATATTCTTTCTTTAAATCTAATTTAGAATGTATTTTTGCATTAGAATACTTATCTAAATGTATCTTTATTTCTGTGTTATGAAAATCATTTGGTAAATTTCCATTTTGAAAAGTAATAAAATTGTCTAAGGATAAAGAATCTATTATTATTTCTTTCATTTCTTTAATAGTTGGAATTTCTGGCTCATTTTTATAATAAAGAGCATCTGCAATACAAGCAATAAAAGATTGTTTATCATTTAATTCAACTCCGTGACGCAATAATTTAGGTTGATTTGTTTGATTTAAATTACTTGCTTGACTTTGAACTTCATGTAAAAATTTTTGAATACTTATTGGAAGATACCCCCACCTTCTTGGTGTTAAGGGAAATTTTTCAGGACCTTTGATATATTCATCTTCTTTTTCAACTTCTTTTTTTGTTTCTGCCTTACTTGTTCCAGAACATATTTTACGTCTTTCTAGTTGTTCTGGTGTATCCCAACTAGTAAAACAACAAGGTAAACAATGTCCATCTGGATGTTTATCTACTTGAAAACCAGGGTATTGTTTAAAATCTTTATTTTTTTCATTGCTAGCATAAAAATCATATACATAATGATCTTTTGGTACTTTTTTTGCATCTTTTGGAATTATTTTTCCACATTTACCAGCTTTAACATCTTCTTCACTTATTACAGAATCTGTTTTTAAACACCAATATCTTGGACATATGTAGTAAAATGGTTTTTCTGGATTGGATCCATATTTAACAATATCTTCTTCTTTCAAAAACCCAGGATAATCTTTCTCTATTTTATGCTTTTCTTCTTCTGTTAAAATTACTGGTTGACGTCTTACATTGGATGGACATATTCGTGAATAAGAATTATATTTACCTTTCTTTTTAGATAAAAACAAAACAGGATCTCTTTCTTTTAATCTTTTCTGAAAAATATAAGGATTTTTTAAACTCATTCCATCTATATTTTTCACATTATCTATAGCATTTATATCTTTTTTATTATTAACTTTTTCATTACTATGATTACTATTAGTATTATCACTACTAGTATTACTACTAGTATTATCACTATTTTCACTAGTATCTGAAGTCGTTTTACCGCCTATAAAATCATTATCACCTTGTGAAAAATCTTCATTTTCGCCAAAATCATCATCAAAAAATAAATCCATTACTGTTTTCATTTTATCTTCATCTTTCACATATTCGTTTTCTTCATATTCTGAATATTCTTGAAATTCAATATTGTCTTCATTTTTAATAAATGGAAATTCTTGTTCTTCTGCTCTTTCTTCTGATAAAGCAATAATATCTTTAATAACTATATCCTTTATCTCACCAGAAGAACACAATTTTTGAATCAACTTGGAAGAAAAATTTGTACTTGATTTATCTTGTGTTAAACGAATAAGTGAATCTATATAAATAGGAATAGTATTCAAATATTGTATATCATTAATACCCTCAATATGAATAGTTATAATACTTTTTAAAGCATTCAATTGAATAATGACTTTGAATCCTGGATTTATTTTTGTTTCAATATCATTTTTTCTAACTCCTCTTTCTACTTGTAATTCACTTGCTAATTTTGCAATCAATTCAATTGCTTCATTAGATTTCATGTCTGTATAATTTTCTAAAAGCAATTCTACTAATTCATCTATTTTATATCCCTCTTTTTGTTTTTCTATTATAAAAGCTTCTTTGCTTGTACGTTTATCAAAATTAGCTACTCTTTTAAATCTTAATTGAATATCATTTTTAAGATTCAAAGATTCAATAACAAAAATACTTGAAACACATCCCTTTATTTTTTTTAAATTGACATCTTCTTTTATTTTTATCATTATATCATAATCTAATTTATTGACTTCTATATTCTCATCATATAAATCTTTATAATTATTGATAGTATATCCATTGTTTTCTAAATAAGATTTAATTTCATTAATAATAGGATTCACATTTTCTTTAATAATATTATTTAATTCATTTATTTCCACTACATTTTTAAATTCTATAGAAATAGTCACATTTCCATTTTCTTGAAATTCACAAATCAATAAATTCGTATCTTCATTATTTATATAAACGGAAACAGATTTATTTTTCCCCATTATTTTTATTAATTTAAAAATAACTGCTTTAGATAAATAAGGAATTTTTCTTCCATCTTTTGAAATTTTATCAGTATATAATCTATAAATATTTTCTTGTCTTGAAGAAGGGTTGTATTTTGTTATAGGAATAGATTCTTTTGTATAAATAAGTTTAAAAATGATTTCCAATGGTATTTTAATAGTAAAATCAGAATGAATTGTCAATTTAATATATTTAATACCTTTTCCTTTATAATCTAATTCTTGTATTCTTTCCTTGTAAATATCATAAAACATATTTATATTCTTAAAATTTTCAAATGTATCTTTTGTTATTATATTTTTATTATCTTCAATTAATTTCTCTCTTTCTTTATTAAGATCATCTAAAGAATTTATATTTTTATTATACAAAAAAGGATAATAAATTTTTAATGTATATTCTTGAGAAATATCTTGTTTCAATGCATTTTCTAAAACATCTTCGGCTAAACAAAGATATATATTATTACCTATCATATTTCCTGAATTCAATAATAAATGACTATTTAGGGTTGTTAATAAATTTCTAGAAACTTTCTCAAATAAACTATCATATTCAGTTACATCATAAGGATTACATATATATGGATATTCATTATTGATTATAAAATATTTTTGTCCTATTGTTTTACTTATCCAATAAGATTTGTTCAAATTAAAAGATAAAATATCATCATAATCATATTTATTTTTTTCAGGAATGTCAAAAACAATTGGTTTTTGTGTATCTCCATCTCTAATAATATTCAATAAAAATTGATCTAATCTTATTTTGGTTAATTCTATTTTTTTATTCTGTGTTAAAGATTCATAAACAAACAAAGGATTCAATAATTCTTCTTTTAAACAAAATAAATAAATCTCTTCAAGAGAGATAGTTTTTTTATTTATTTTCATTATTTCATTTAGTATTTTAATTTTTACTATTCCAATAGAATCATCCATATGAATTTTTTCTTTAGAGAAAGAAACCGATATTTTATTTAATTTAATATTTTCTTGTTCTTCATTGCTGAAGATTGAAGAAAATAATTCATTCATTGGGTCTTTTATAAAGATTTCATCTAGTTTTTCATTATGATCTCCATAAAAGACATAAATCTGATCTATTTTATTATTATTTACTAAATGATTTATTTTATATATAGGAGATAATTCAGTCATATATATAATTATAATAATATATTTAGATTTTTAACAATTACAATCTACAAAACAATATGCGTTGTCTGAATAACTAGGTCTTTGTCTTCCTATTCTTGGATCAATATAAATCCAGTTATCTTTTTCTTGTAAGTTACACCATATTTGATCTATAGAGTAAATCCAATGTTGTCTAGTTTCTAATAACTTAGGTACTGCATCTTTAAATAAATCAATTAATATATCATAATAGTTTTCATTCACAATATATCCAGAAGTAGTATGTGCTTTTTTTACCTTTCTAATTTGTGAATAACCTTCTATCTCTGAACTGTCTACCATATTATAAGACAATAAACATACATTAAATTCTTTGTATTCTTCAAATACTTTTTGAAGACTCAGTTCAAATTCTTCTTTTGAAACTGTAAACATAAAGTCATCTTCAAAAATTAATATATTTTTGTATTTATTTTCTTTTGCATATTCTAATACTTTTATATGAGACATTCCACAACCATAAGGTCCAAATTCTTGATAATCAAAACCAGTAAATCTTTCATATGATAATTGAAAATTATTTAACTCTTCTTCTACTTGTATTCTACGATCTTCTCTTCTATCCAAATTAATATAAATAATTTTATCAATATATTTGGACATAATAATTATAAAAGTTATTATTTAAGTATTTTAATTAATAATAGTATATTTATTAACTAAAATACTTAAATAAAGATAATAACTTTATTTTCTATTATGGAAAAAAGTATTTTTTCAAAATTACCTTTGGATGTTATTAAATATATTTTAGTATCATTTGATGAAAGATTTATTTTGAGAAATGGAAATTTAGTATCAATAATACTAAAAAGCGATTATAGATATAAAATATTAGAAACTATTACTATAAAACCAGAAAAACCACCAAGAGAATATTATAATTATCTTGGTAATGATTATATATTTAATCATAAATACAATTTTTTTTATCATCATTCAGAAAAGAGTCTAGAGAGAATAAAACAATATATTAATCTAGATTCTATTAATGTAAATATAACTATTCATAAAAACGGAATTGTACAATATTTTATATCCATATACCGTTTAAAACCAAAAATAAATAGTTTACATAACAAACAAATATTCTATAAAGGCAATTTAACTCAAGAATATGATTGGAATATGCTTATGTATAGTTATATAAGAAAATAGAAATAATATTTTATTTATATTTTATACTTTAAAATAGTCTAATATTTTTAAGTTAAATCTATTTATTTGATTATCACGATATTTTTTCATTTCTGTTTCAAATTCTGTATCAATGTCTAATAATTCATTTTTCATAGAATAAAAAAAATCTTCTTTATTTATTCTTTGTTGTTCTAATAGTTTTTTTTCTTGTATTAATCTATTTTTTTCATTGTTTACATTAACATTATCTTCTAATTTTATTTCTTTTATTTTATTATCTAACTCTAGTATTTTATTTGCTAACTTTGTAATATCTATAACAATTTTAGCTTCTTTGTTTTGTCTTCTTTTTACTTCTGCAAATATATTAATACTAGTTAACTTTGGAAATTGAAAACGTATTTTTTCTGGTAAAACAAATTGATTGGTTTCTTTGATTTCTCTCACATTGTTTTCAATGTAAGATATAATTTTTCCTATTTTTCTATATTCATTTGCAATAAAAAAAACTTTTCCAGAATTAAATTCAACATAAGAAATCAATTTGTCAAATTTATAAGCACTAGTTCTATGTGCTTCTGCTCTTGCATCTAATTTTAAATAATTAACAATTGCTAATATAAAAGATACAAATCCATTTAATATACTACCTATTAAAGGGCCATATTTTTCATTGCTTAATATTAAATTAGTAATAGTAGATGTTACTGTAAACAAAATAGCTGGAAGCATTAATGATGTTAACCTTTGTTCACATAAAGTTTTTGCCTCGGTATATAAAATTTTTTGACCTTTAAGATAAATAGCAATAACATCACAAATAGTTGAATTATTATTTTGAATAGAGTCATAAGAAGTAGAAAGCAATCCTTCTATTTCTTCAAAAGAATATTCAATATCTGTCTGTGTTATTTTATTACCATTTTCATTTGTTATCATTTTTATTTGTTGTTCAATATCATTATTTTCAGAAGACGCCATCTAAAATTTCATAATTATTCATTAAAATCTTTATATTCTTTATAAAATATATATGAATAGCGAGTTAAAGTATCTTTATGAAATTTTAGAAGAATTAGAAGAAAAATATAAAAATACAAGTATTTCTAATGAGTTAACTCTAGATAGACTATACGAATTAAATGAAGAAATTCTTCAATTAAAAAAAGTAATTGAAGAAAAAGAAGAAGAACAAAAAAAAATAGAATATTTAAAAAAATATTATGAAATAGAAGAAGAACAAAATTGTTCTTGTTCACAAGATCCAGATAACTTTTCACTAAGTAAAAGATTAATACCTGTTGATAATGATGGCGAACCTATTCAAGATCTTGGTAATGGAAAATGGACAAGAAAAAAATAGAATTATTATTCATATGTGTATAATATATTATATTTATCTTTATTTTTATCTTGTTCAATAATTTTTTCTATTGTATTTTGTAGGGTTTTTCTTACGTGTTCTTCAGAACATACCATAAGTTCAGAAATGTGTTTATTTGATCTTTGTTTTTTTAGTAAAAAATCATATTTATATTCAAATACTCTTTTGGAAAAAGCATCCATATTATTTATTTTTTTCCAAAAATCTATATATTTCTCCATTTCTTCTATAGATAATTGATTTTCTATTTTATTATCTATAGCTTTATCTAATAACCATTCATCTTTTCCAATAAATTTAGTAGATAATTTTCTTTTATAATTAAACCATTCTTTTTTTTGATATATTTTTTTAACTATTCTCTCACTTTTTGGAATACTACTAATAGGAAACAGTTCTGTTAACCCTTTATATAATTCTCCGTTTACATAAATACTTGCATAATTCGTAAAACTAAATTTTCCATTATAATTCTTAATGGCTTCATATAATCCTTTTTTAGAATAAATAGATAATTCATTCCCAGAAATATGTTTTAACTTATATTTATGGCATTTTTTAAATTGAAATGCTTTATGAGTGGCCCAATCTTCATAATAACTATAAATAATATTATTTATTTTTTTTTTCATAACCGATGTTAATCCTGGATTTTGTATAAGAGATTTAATAGTTCTCCATTGATAAATAGATAAATTTTTTTTAGGAGTATGATTGTTTAAATATATATTTTTATTATTTATGTTTATACTAATTATAACATTTGTGTAATTTATTAATAATATTATAACAGCAATTATGATTTGCATACTATAATATAATATTATTATCTTATTATATCTTAATTATATAATATTTATTTTTTTACATATCGTAATAGGGATTGTCTGTGATATTCATTCCACAATATTTTTTTGGATGTTTTTTATAATCAATCGGATGATACAAATTTGCAGCTTTAGCATTTACTAATAAAAACTTAAAATTTTGCCAAAACTCTTGTTTATGACCTACCGTTTTTGTCATTATATGAGAAAGTTCATGAATCGCTACAAAAGTTAATGTGTTTAAATCAATCAATTTATTTCCATCTTTCGTAGTATTTAAACAAAAAGCTACCTTTTCTCCTTTATTTTCACTATATGCAGTCAATTCACTAGTTGGTAATGTTTCACTAATACTTTTTGGATTAAATCCAGCTACCAGTCGTTTTACACTTTCATTATTCGGATACTTTTCTTTCATGTAATTCACAAGAGTTTTACATTTTGCGGTAACTTCTGCCAATAAATCCGCAGCTAGTTCCAGTTTTTCTCTTTCTCTAACACAATATCTATTTCCATCTTTAGATGAAATAATACATTTTAAATTAAATGCATCTGATTCATAATATATTCTTAAACATATTAACGCAACAAATGCTATTAAGATATATGTTAATAAATTATACTTAAACTTCATATAATATTATTACATTTTTATTATAGAATAAATAATAATGTAATCAAAAATAAGTTATACTAATGCTAATATTATTTACACAATAATGAATAAATTATTTATTGAGCTCCTGAACCAATTTCTAAAGGTGGTCTCATAAAATCAGATTCAATAGTAGATTGATTCCAAGGTCCGACATACAATTGAGGGTTAGGTGGTTCTGAACGTATTTGTAAATTAGCATTTCTTAAACTTTGTCCGATAGTATCAATGCCAATATGATAACCAGCTTTCAATAAATTAACATTTGCAAGTTCTCCTTTTCCAGAAGGATTTAATTGCGCCCATTGACTATTCGTATCTTTTGGTAAAAGATCTGCAGGATTTTGAATGCTGTTTTTATTGCATGAACTAGGCATACCAGGTACACTAGTAGTCATTCCATTTGCGGAAGCAAATACTTCATTTTGACCTAAAGGTTCAGATGGTTGAACACCACCAGATTTATTTCCTGAAGAATTATTATTTTTATAAGCATTATTTACACTTTGTCCCATAGATTCAGGACCATAACGTCCTTTACCTGTTAAATATTTCGCGAATATACTTAATCCATATGCAAGAATTAATAAAATGACAATTGCGCCAATACCATAATCATTCCATAGCTTTTTTAAAGAAATGCTCATTATATAAAATTAATGATAAAATAATTTTTAAGATACGTATTATTAATTTAATTATTCTAAAGATTGTGTTTCATTGTCTGACATTGATATATCAGAATTTTCACTCTCTTCATCACTAACTTCTATATCTGTCAACATATATGTTTTCTTAATTTTTTTGGCTTCTAAATATGCAATAAGTGATTGTTTTTTTGCTTTTTTTGCTTTTTTCAAAGCTTCTTTATATATTTCATAGTACACTTCATTTGGTTTTCTTAGTTTCATTGTTTCTAAATTATTATTGTCTAAATGAATACTTAAATCAATTTCTTCCAATTCATCTAAAAAATTTTTTTTATTATTTAATATTTCACTTGTAAGATTGACATCTTTTTGACTATGTATATCTATATCATTTTCAATAAAATTATCGGCTTCTGATTTTATATTTTGTTTTTCACATTCTATTATTTCATTTTCTTTCGTTTCATCTAAACTATTCAATATATTTTCTAAAATTTTTACAGAAGAAAAATCTACTATATTTGATTGACTTACTGGTTCAACTTTATTAGATTCAATAGTTGTTTCTATTTTAAAACATTTGTCTTTTTTTTTAATTAAACAATTTTCAAAAACCGGTTCTTTATTTAAAACCATTATTTGTTTATTCTCAATTTCAATTTGAAAATTTCTAGATGTAAATTTTATACCTTGTATTTCTAAAATAGATATAATATTCATATTCATATTTGCATGAATGTCTTCTAAAGACAATATTTGTTCATCTTCATTATATATTTTTATTACGTGACTATTGCTTGTATTACTATATTTTATATTAGTTCTTACTAAATAATATTTTCCAGATTTATATACTCTTATTATTGGACTAAATGCAGATTCAATATCATTTATATCTAAAGGTTCTTGAAACCATTCGTCTGATTTTTCTAATATAAGTTCTTGACACTTTGTTTCTAAATTTTCTAACCAATTTATAAAATCGTTTGCATTATAATCAAACATTAAATCAGAATACATTTTTTTACCAGTTTTTACAAATCCCTGTCTAGTTAAACTTTTAGGTGTTTGTATGTAAAAAGGACTACTATCAAATAATACTTTTGTAAAATATGCTCCACCTTGAATACCAGTTGGATGACCTAAAGATAGTTTTGAAAAATCAAATGATTTATTAGGTTCAATAATATTATCCATTATTTTTTCATTAGAAAAATTTAAAAAAAATAACACGCAAAAAATGCAATTAAAATATAGAAACTTTATGTATGAAAGAATCCCTTGTAAAACAGTGTTTAGACATATTAAAAAGAGATGATATCAAAAACGAATTAAAATTATTATTTAAACCTATTTTAGATATTATTTTATATGAAATAAATCCATATATTTATATTACATTATCACTAGTCTTTATGATATTTATTATGATTTTAGCAATATTGACTTTATTGATAATAATTTTGCGTAATAAACTATTATTAATTTATTGATTTTTTTATTATATATAATGTTTTTTTTCACATTATATATATATAATAAATGCCTAATAGAAATCGTAAAAGTAGTAGTCGTAAATTGAGAGGTGGGTTTTCGGGTTCTGCAAGTCCTAGTACTTATAGTGATGCAGCTAGTTATGGAAGAGCAACTGTTGGCGATTTGAATTCTCAAGTAAATAATAGTTTAAAAGGTCACGATAATTCTCTTGTAGGTCTTCAAGGACAAACAGTTGGTCCAAGACTAACTAGCCAAAGTGGCGGTGGATCTAGAAAAAGATCTAAAAAAGGTGGTTTTTGGGGTCAAATATTAAATCAAGCAATTGTTCCATTTAGTTTATTGGGAATGCAAAATACTTATAGACGAAAACAAAAAGGAGGTAAAAATACTCGTAGAAAAAGAAGAAATTAAACTTTATAGTGTTCTAAAAACCTTTTTATTCTTTCTGCATACATATTTTTTACTCTATTATTAATTACATCATTGTAACAATTATGAATATTTATATCAGGTTTTCTAGATGCACCAGTATCATCAGATGGTAATTCTAATTTACGTTTAACATATGTTTCCTCTGATTGATAAATATAATGTGCAATAAATGCTGGAATTACATTATAATTTATTTTACATTCATTAAAACTATATCCAAGAAAACTATTCATTAATTTATTATCTACTGTAATCATTCTTGCTGGATTTCTTATATGGTAATAATGTGGATTATCTGCATAAACCGCTTGGGATGCACGTACAATGGATTTTACGTGTTTATTCAAAGACGCTTCTGATTTTGTATAACTTTCTACTATTAAACCTTTTGGACTTTTTATCAAAAAATTCGTTCCGAACATTAACCAATTCATACTAATTAAGTCGGCATAACGTCCATAATGATTTACTAAATCGCGAATATTCATAAATTTATTTAAAACAAGAAACTCATCTGCATCTAAATACATAATCCATTCCATATTATGTTGTTTTGCAATTTGAATAGCTCTATTCATCAATTTTATTTTTACTGGATTATTTATTTCACATCTTAATACTTTTACTCTCTTATCAAAATTGATAAAAGTATTTTTTAATGGGATATTAGATTTATGATCAAAAATAATGATTCTATCAAAACCTAAAAGTAAATGATGCGCTGCCCATTCTTTCATATTTTGTTCATTTCTTGCATTTGTAAATAATACTATTTTTCCTGGCATATTTTTTTTTATTTGATTATTATTTTGTATTGGTCTCCTAAATGAAAATGGATTTAGTATCATCTATCTATTATAATATAATATTTTATTATATTATATATTTATTTATGTCTTCAAAAAATGAAAATGATATCAGTTTTAAAACAGATATTCAACAATGGGTATCTATAGATAACGAACTCAAGTTATTAAATAATAAAATAAAAGAACTAAGAGATAAAAAAAGTAAACTATCTGATAATATTATTGTTTATGCAGGAAAAAATAATTACACAAACTCAACTATTCAAATAAACGACGGAAAAGTTAAAATAGTAAATACATTAATTCAACCACCATTAACGTTTAAATATTTACACACCACTTTAGGAGAAATTATTAAAAATGAAAAACAATTGGATCAAATCATTCATTATATAAAAGAAAAGAGAGAAGCTAAAAATATAATGGAAATTAAACGTTTTTATAATTCTTAATTCTTAATCCTTAATATATTTCATTTTTTACAACGCATACATATTCATTTTATACAGAGATAATTATATAATTTATTATGCAGATAATATATATGTCTAATATTTCAGAAAATGATTTAGTTTATCATAAAGAAGGTGATATTATTTACAGCGGAGGATTTAATATTAACTCTATCATGATGAAAAAAGGAATATCTCCTATATTTACATTAAATCATTTAAAGGGTGGTAATAGTTCATCTTCTAATGTTTCTGATATTTTTAATGACTTAGCTATACCTAGTGGATTACTTTTTTTAAATGAAAAATTTGGAGGTAATAAAAATAATGAATATACAGAAGAGTATATTGGAGATGATATTCATTCTGAACTATTAAAATTAGTCTCAGAAAAGGATACTAAAAATGATCCAAAGAGAGAAACCGAAAAAGAAAAAGAAATAGAAAAAGAAAAGAAACAAAGTAGAAAAATAAAAAAGAAAGATAATGATTCTTCTGAATTAAATAAAAAACAAAAAAAAACAACTAGAAGGAATAAATCTAGTTAAAAAATAAACTTATATATTGTATAACTAAAGTACATGCATCATTCTCGTGTTTTTAAATATTACGAGTTTGAAAACAATGATATTTATAATTATGAATATAATTCCATAAATATAAATTTAGAAGATAAATTAGAAAACAATAATAATGATAATTTAATGGACGTTGATTGTGTTATTTGTTTAGAAAAAAATTTAAAAGAAAATAATTTACATGAACTATCTCTTCATTTTTTTAATTACGATAAACAATGTCTTTGTAATGGAAGTTTTCATACAGAATGTTTGAATGAATGGTATAAAATACATAATAAGTGTCCTATTTGTAAAATTGCATTAAATAAAAAACAAATATTACAAATTGAAACAGCGGAATCTACCTCTATCATAACCAATTATATTCATAATTCTTTTTTATACACTATTTATCAAAATAGATTTTTTTGTATCAAAATAGTAATTTTTGTTATTAATGTTATTTGTTTTATTTCTTTTTTATTTTTTTTTATTTTTGTATTAAGTATGTTAATTAAAGTTTACTCCAAGTATCATGATTAAAAGGAGATACTAATATATCATTTATTTGCGTTTTCCAATAATCAATTCTTTTTTGAAAAGCTATGTCTTTTGCAGTTACAGGATAAAGAGGTGTATTTTCCATTATTTCTTCTTCTTCTGCGTTTATTTTTGGTTTATTACCATAACAGTTAACACCAAATTGTAAATTAGGATTTTCCATATATCCTCCATTTATACCTGGACGTCCACAATCATTTTCGTGACCTTCTATTTTTTGTAATGTATCATATGTAGTTTTTTGTGTAGGAAATAATGCCATTTTACCTTCTGACCATCCATAATTACACCATTCTCCACCTTTATTATACGCATCTTCAATTTCTTCATAATTTGCTAAACGGTCTCCATATGCAGCACATAATGCTTTTGCATTTTCATAATTATAATAATTTCCAGGAATATTATAAACTTGTTTTTTTAATTTTATTTCAGGTAAATTATCTACATCATTTACTTCATCTAGTTGAACTATATCAATGTCAATTTCAGGATTTCCTTGAAAAAAGTTTCTCAAATTTGTAATAATATCAATACTAAAATACATATTGTAAATATTTATTAATATGAGAAATAATAAAACAATTGCAGCAATAATCGTTATTACATTCATACCTCCTTTATCTCCACTCTCTTGTGAACCATTAGTTGAATTTCCTAAAGACATAAATAATCCAACATATGCTATAATAACTAAAAATAATATTAGAAAAATAGTTGGGTTAATAAAAAAATTATTTATACTATTTGTTGATTCAATATAACTGGTATCCATAATATATTAGTGGATTGTTTTTTTTCTATAAAAAAAGCAATATGCTTTTGGCGTTATTAATTCTTGATTATTTACTATCTCAGTAACCGATGTATCATTAAAATGATACCATTTTCCATTTGCATTTTTAACATAAGCAGTATAATGTCCGCCTAGAACTCCTCCGCTATGATTACATATAGCATATAAATCATAAATATATTCATTCTTTTTATATCCAATCACATATTTAGAAAGTGATAAGTTTTCTAAAGGAAAATCAACCAAAATCTGATTTTTCATATTTCTATAATTAAATCGTTTTAAATCAATAACTAAAATGTCTGGAAAACTCCAAAAACTTATTTTTTTATGAACATTTTGTTTCATTTTTGTTTCTTCATTTTCCCACGCATTCTCTCCTTGTAATAATTCACATTCACAAAATAAATCAAAACAATCCAATAAGGTAGGACTTTTATTATTTTCAGGAATAGGTAAATCAATAATAAAATATGGTTCAGGAATAATACTTAGTGATTTATTTGGTTCTTCAATATCTGTAATTTGAGAGACTTGAATTCCATAAAAGATATTCCAAATTTCAGAGTAATCCTTAGAATACATTTGTTTAATTCTTTCAAAACATTTAACGGCAATTGTATCAGTTGGATTCATAATATTTCCATTAATACTCATATTTACAGATCTAGAAAGAGAATTATGAAAAGAATCAATTATAAATAATAAAAACTCAGGCAAGTCATTTTGTGCAAATCCTGTAAATATATTTATACCTTTTATAGATGCAATTTCTTGAATAGTTTTTATAAATTTTCCAGGAGAAATAACACAGTTATTTTCCCATATAATTTTTCTTAATTCATTCCATTCTACTAATAATTTAGTATCTTGTTCCGATTTATTTTTTATTTTTTCTTTGAAAGAAGACGAATCTAAAAAATAATTCAATTCATATGTATGTGATAATGCTTGAATACAAGAATTAATAAAACACGTATTTCCTAAGTTTCCTAGTCCAGACAATCCTTTATCTTTATAATTTTCAAAATTCATTAATATAATTATATAGAATTATACATTTAAACATTTTTTTAATTTAATAATATATAAAATGTCAAGTTATACACTTGATGAACAATTACTTTTTACATATAATAATATGTATAATAATACCATTAGACAAATTGATTTATTATATACACAATTAAGTGAAATACAACAAAATATTAATTTAATTAATAATAGAACCAATAATAGAAATAGAAATAGAACTAATAATAGAAATAGAAATTCACAAAACAACTGGTATACAAACCCAGATAGAAATAATAATGAAACATTTAGAACTAGACCCTCTAGTCAAAATACAAGAGATTATGTATCAAATAGATATTATTCTAACTTATTGTCTTTTCAAAATAACAATACATTATCTAGAAGATTTTCAAATTTAAATAATAATAATTTAGGTTCAATAAATACATTATTAGATGATTTTTTATCTCCTATAGTAGTTAGACCAACACGTCACGAAATTTTGAATGCTACTAGAGATATACAATATGATGCCATTCAAAATCCATTAAATAATAGTTGTCCAATTTCTCTTGAAAGATTTAACTCAACTGATATTGTTACACAAATAAGACATTGTGGTCATATTTTTAATACATCTGATGTTATTCATTGGTTTGATTCTAATGTAAGATGTCCTGTTTGTAGATATGATATAAGAAGATATTCACAAAATACAAGAACTGAGAGAAGAGATGAAAATGAAAATCAAACTAATATAGCAGATGAAAATTCAAATGTAAATAATGAAAACATTTCACAAAACGATATTTCAAATAATTATATAGAAGAAATAACTTCTAGTTTATCAGAATTAATTAGTTCTTCTTTTCACAATGAATCAAGATATTTATATGACCCTTCTAATAATATTTTTATTTTTGAAACCATATTACGTCCCATACCATAATATAATATTTCATACATATTTAAAGATTTTTATACAGATAAATTAATGAGTAAAAAAAATATGAAATATAAAAATGATAATGATATAGTAAATGATAATGATAATCATAATGAATTCATAAATGAATTAAATGAAAAAGAATTAAATAAATTTAATTCAGATAATAAATTAATAGAAAATTTTTATTATTTTATAAATTATTTATATAATTTTTTATTTTGGATTATTACTATTTCAAGTGCATATATTTTATGGATTTTTTTACATTATTTTGCTTCTCATTTATATGTAAAATATTGTGTTCCTTTAAGTTGGTCTGGATTTATATTATCTCCTCTTTTAACGGGAACTCCACATTGTCAAGGATTAAGATGGATTATTTATAACGGTGCAAATACTATTAATCAAATGTGGGTTATTGTTGGTACTTGGATATGTTCTAAAATATTATTATCTTAGTATTAACTTTAATCTAAACAGTATTAAAGAATTTCATTAAGGTTTGGTTTCCTTCTTTTTCATTATTAGTAACTCTTAAATAGTCATCAAATAATAATATTTTAATTTCTTTGTTTTTTATTTGTTCTAACTTATCTTCCCATTTTTCTGGATCTATCGTTTCTTTTAGTTTATTCACTTCTTTTCGGAATTTCACTATTTTTGCATTCTTTTTTTGCATTTCCCATATTTTTTCTAATACTAATGCAAATAATTGTTGAACTGGTTTCATAATTTGATTCGTAATATAAAACGAATAATCTATTTTTAAATTATTTTCTTTAATAAAAGAAGGCGTTTCTATTTTTTCTCCTTGCAATGCTTTTTTATTTTTATTGTGAATATATACAAAAGGAATTCTATCTCCTGAACTTGGTTTATTACCAGGATCTCTTGCTGTAATTCTATCTGACAATACTTTATGAGCAATAGACTGTGGATTTTTATATCCAGAACGTAATGATTTGGTAATTATTAATTTATCTATTGGATAATTTTCATCCACTATATTTTGTAACATCGTTTTTAAAAAGGTTACTGCCTTTCCTATATCTTGTTCTTTCATTAAGATATCTATAATTCCTCCATAGACATCTTTTACTACTGGAGCATTATCACGTCTTTTTAATACAATTCCCATCTCTTTACGTTTACATTTATTTGGATCCGTTTCGTATAACATTCCAACATATCTCTTTTTTGATAAAAGACAAAACGGCATAAATGTTTTTTCATATTCTAAATCGTGTGGCCCTTTCAAAAATTTTGATGCTAAATGACCAGCTTCTTGTGCTAACTCAATCGTTATTTCTAATGCTTCTTTACCTCTAATCGGTTTTCCTTCTAGTGTTTGAAGGTTAAATGTAAAGAATACAGAGTCAGTGTCACCATATATGTATTCAGCTTTAGTTTTTACCTTACCATATTTACTTGTATCACATATAGAATCTCCATAACACTCTTCAATTATTTTTTTGGCATATGTTAATAACATTCTTCCAGTAGCAGTAGTAGATGCAGCAACATCTACTTCGTAAAAAGTACTTGTTTTAGCACCACATTGTCCATAAAGAGAATTTGCTGTTAATTTATAACCTAATTGACGTTTATCTAATACATTTTTCATAAATTCATCTGTTTGTAAAGGAATTAATTTTCTAGTAGCTTTTCTTGCTCCTAATAATTCTTCCAATATAGAAGGCATAATAGCTTTTCCTTGTGGAAATTGTGCAAAACGACATTTTTTTCTTCCTGAAATTACTTTTTCTGCTGCAGAGCTAGGCGTTTTTCTTATATATCTATAAGTATCATATTGAATATCTACATAATGATATTCTGGTAAATTATCATATACAAATTCTCCATTTTCATTTTTTTCTCCGATTTCACATATTAAATTACCAGCTAAATCATATTCTTTAGTCCATACTTTACTATCGTGTGAAAGATTTTCACTAATCATAGAACTCGGATATAAAGAAGCATAATCTACACAAGCAACTGGATTATCTAAATAAAGATCACACTTTGGATCTAATACAATAGCACCTTCATATCCTTCTTCTAAATCACCTTTTTCAATAACAGGCATAAGTGTCCTTTTTTCACGACATTTTTTAGCAATATAACTTGTTAATTTAATTCCTTGACCTCTCATTACCAAGAAATTAATTGGAACACTGCAAATCTTAGACATCTCAATAAATCCAGTAATTACATCTACTTTATTCATCAAATAATGAACTAAGTTACAATCTTGAATACAATATTTTGCAATCACTGCACGATCATCTGCAGTTCCATTTGTCATAGTGAAAATATCTTTAGGTGTTACATCATCTTTTGCCAAACACCATCTTACTTTTTTACTGAAATCTGGATGAATTGGCTCTTCTCTTTCCAATTCAAAAGTACCTAATTGTTTATTTATATTTTTCACTTTGAATTTACTTCCTTCTGCATAATAATCTACAGAATGTCCAATTTCTTCAAAATGAATATAACTTTCTTCTAATAATCCAGTTAAATTAGAAGAATATATAGTATTTCCTTCTATTTTTTTCACATAATCACCAATAAAATGACCAGCAACATAATCCAATTTATAAGAACTCAGATTTTCTTCACGACGAAAGAAGTTATATAAATCTACTTGAAGTCTTCCATTCATTTTAATAAATTTTAAATCGTGTTGTCCACTTGCAATTTTAATACTAGATTCTTCTAATTTATATTTGTTCGTTTCTCTTCCGTTTTCATCTTTTACTTTATTTCCACAAATCTCGTCTTTATTTCTAGATAATTTCAAAAATTCTTCTACACAATCATTTTCTTCTGCTCTTCTAAACATAAACTCATAATCAAAGCCAAATATATTATATCCAATAACAATATCTGGATTTTCTCTTTCCATAAATTTTTTCCAAGCAAGTAATACTTCTTTTTCTGTTTGATAAGATTCTATTATTGTTTTACTATTAATATTTTTCATATCTATTTCTGAACAAGTATTTAATACAATACAATGATTCATATAAGGATCTTTTTCTCCATATTTTAATAAAGTAGAACCAATAAAAGTAACTTTATCTCCTTGTAATTTGGGAAATACCATATTTAATGATTTATTTAATTCAAATAATTTAACTTCACGTTCTATTTTTTTATCTAATAAAATATCTATTATTGTTCCTTTTATCTTTAGATTTGTATTTTTTTTATAAAAATAAGTAAATCCTATTTCCTCTTCTTCCTCTTGTTCATTCATTTTTTCAAACATAGATTCAATACCAGTAGTTTCTATTGTGTTTTCATCTATATTGTTATTACTAATTTTCATTTGTAACCACTTATCAATATGCAAATCCAATTCTTTTTTATCACGAATTAATTTATTTTCTTTAGGATATACTTTATCAATACCTTCTAATTCAGCTTGATGAAAAGCTGCAAATAATATTTTTTTCAATATTTCATTTGTTATTTCTATATTTCTATTTTTTTCAAAATATTCAATAATATTTGTAGCTAATTTTTTATATGTTTTTACAGGTACAGGAAAATCTCCGTGACTACTACTAGCTTCTATATCAAAACTACAAATTTTATAAGGAACTCTTGTTTCTGTATCGTTTAATGGAATAATATTTTTAAAATTAATAGAAAATTCATATTTACAAGTTGTTTTTTTATCTGAACCTTTTATTTCTATGGTTTTTTTATTAGGTAAACAAATCCAACCAGAGGGACTAATTTCTCTCATATGAAAGAATCTTAATAAAGGTGGAATATTTGCTTCATATAATTTTATATAAGTACTTCCATATTTATAACCTTCTTTCAATAACTTATGTCCATCATTATAATTAGAATACCAATAATTCTTTGCTTTATTAAAACCAGTAATATCATTAAATTCTAAACGAAGAAATTTATATTCTTTTCCACCATCAAATCCATATAATTTTTTTCTTTTTACAATAATACAGCTACTAATAGAATTATCATAATACTTACCCATTTTCATTTTTAAATGATTTACAAAAGCATTCTTCAATTCAATAGTCCAACTATCCGAAACTAATAAATAAAAGAATGGTTTGAAATCTTCTACAAAAATAGAACAGGATTCACCCTTTTCATTTATCCCAAACATTTGAATAATAAATGTTGAGGTTGTTGAACTTATTTCTTTATCTGAATTTTCCGAAGAATCATCATCATTAAAAGCCGGATTATTCTGTAATACATTAAAATCAAATAAACGAAAAGTACGTTCCAAACTTATATCTTTCATATTTGTTTCCATTCTTAATTAATTTTGTATAATCTCTATTTATGATATATATTTAATTCAATTTTATTTAATGAATTGTAATTTAAACATATTATATGTATATTTATAAATATAATATGCAGTATAATTTTTATGGAACCCATTATGTAGCAAGCTATTTAGATTGTGATTATAACGCGTTAGTTAATATTAATGAATTAAGACAAAATGTGAAATTAGCGATTTTAGAATGTGGTGCTACTATTATTGATTCTAGTGAAAAAATATTTGAAAATAATGGGTTCACTATTTTATTTCTTCTCTCTGAAAGTCATTGTAGTATTCATACTTATCCAGAACACAATTCTATTTTTACTGATCTTTTTACTTGTGGAACTAATTGTTCTTATGAAAAATATGAAGAAATTATGAAAAAATATTTAAAACCAACTAAAATTGTAAAAGATATTATTCAAAGAGGTCAAACTAATGATTTAGTTAAATTTATGAAATAAAATAAATATAATCTAATAACTTATTTTTTATTTCTTGAATACTTACAATAGTTTCGTTGAGAGAAACCTTTAGGTTTTCTACAATTAATACTTTTTTTATATTTTAATGTCCATTTTCCTCCATTAATCTTTCTATTTCTTAGTCTCATAGTTCTTTTTTTAGAACCACCATTTTGTATATCCATTTTAGATTTATATTTTATCCACTCTATGAAACTATCTATATTTCTTTCTTTTTCATATTCTTCCACTATATCTCCTTGAATATATCTTATTGTTGGAAATCCAACTATAGAACTACCTATTTTCTTTACTTTATCTAATAATTCTTGATCTAAATCAACAATTAATATATTCTCTTTCTTTTTTACATTTAGTATATTTTCTATTTTTTTCCATTCTGGTCTAACTTGATTACAAGGTCCACAACCTTCCATATAAATCAAAATAAATACTTTTATTCCTTTAGATATAGAAGTATTTAAATTGTCTATATCTTCTTTAAGATTTGGACTTGTAGGATAAATATTCAAAACTACCATATATTAAATATAGAAATTTATTTATCCATATTTAATATAGAAAAGAATGTCATACATCATATATTTTTTTATTATAATGTTTTTATTAGGACTCTATTTTTATGCAAGAACAGCAGAACCTAAATTTGTTGAAGGCTTAACCAATAGAAATAGATGTCCAAATATGTTAATTCAAAAAGGAACACGATTATACTTATATAATTCAAAAATAGCAAAAATCCCTGGTGTAAATCCAATTGAATTTGATAATTTAGAAGATTATGTAGAATTTTTAAATTGGCAAAGAAGTCAAGGAATTAATTGTCCCGTTCTTTTTTTACAATATACTTATGATACTCAAGGTAATCCAGTATATATTACAAGACCTGGAGTAGATAATTTACAAGGCGGATTACCTCCAAATCCAACATTATTAATAGATGCTTCAAAAGATGATAAACCTTATAATAACAATAGTTACCCCGGATATGATCAAACATCTTTTTATGTTGGAACAACTACTCCATTAGATAATATGAATAAAGAAGCGAGTGAAAATACATTACAAAGCGCAAATCCAATGGATCCAAATTGGGGTGGTGCAGATTATACTCAGTCATTAGTTGATAAAGGATATTATAAAAATAATGAAGTACAAAAACACAGTCATTAAAACGGTATTAATTACCATCAATAAATTTCATTACTGAATTTAATGAAGCTTTTGCACTATGTAAGACATTTAATTTCTCTAAAGAATTATATGCTGCGTCACTATTGCTTGTATTAATATTTAAAACAGTTTGTAACATCATATTATTTACCAAATCGTCCATATTTAATATAATATTTTCATAATCATTTCTATATTTATTTAATAACAAAGAATCTTGAAGTTTAACTGTATTAGATTTAACTAAAGATGCATAAGTAGATGCATTACCTGCATCTCCAGAATAATTAGAATTTGAATTAGAATTATAAGAAGAATCTGTAAATCCTTCTTTATAATTTTTCCATTTAGCTGAAATAAAATAAATGATGCACACTATTATTATTATACCTAAAATTGTAAATATTTGATCTTTCATATATATAATATAACATATCAAAATAATTCAATATTATTTATTCAGTAAAAACTTATTTATATTTGCAATACTTGTTTTATTTATTTTTCTGTTTTTGTTTTTATGTTTAATATTAGATAAACAATTTTCATTTTCTTGTATTTTTAAAATTAAATTAGGAATTGTTTTAAATTCTTCCATAATAGCAATAGCAGTAGATGCGCTTATACCTGGTATTTGAGATAATATAATTTCACCTATATTTTCAGGTGTAATATTTTCTTTTTTCACCTTTTTAACTAAATTGGTATAACTGTTATTTTGATAATCTTCATTATATTGCAATTCTATATTATTTTCATCTATTTCGTTTTCATTATTTTCAATTATCTCCTTATTTTCTAATTCTTTCTTCGTTTTTAATTCAGATTTTACTCCACCAAAATATGGTTTTCTTCCTTCTTCCTCTCCTTTTCTTAATTTATTAGTAGTATTGCAAATAAAAAAAGCAGATTCTTCCAAAGAAAAAGTACGAATCACTGAAAATCCTTTATAATAATTTAATGAAAATATTGCTGAAAAAATAGTTAATGAATCAACTGTAAAACTAGACTTAAAACGATTCATTTTATTAACATCTCCTTCAATTAAATAAATAATGTTATGATTGCAATGAGCCAATCCATCCAATCTATAAGACTGTTCTTCGTAACGTCCGTCTTTAATACTACTTGACAAATCATTAATTGTTTTTCTCTCTAATATAATTTTTTCAATGCCGTTAAAATATATAATAACATCTCCTAAAGGCATATTTTCACTTACCAATTGAATTCCTTTATAAGAAGGTGCAATATTCAATAAATGTTGGATTTGATCTTTTAATACATTCTCTCTACTATCTATTTTAATAACCCAATTATTAGATAAATCATTCATTATAATAATGTAATAACTATGTTATTAAATTATTTTGTTAAATTATATATATAAATTATAAATTTTATATTAATAGATTTAACCAAGAGTAGCTCTATATCCGTATCTTTGTGTTGGAATGGCTGTACTTGGGACACATTTTAATCCGTGTTGGGTATTTGTAGCACCAATTAAATTACGATTACTACTTAAATAATATCCAATTCTAGAGACTAAACCTCCTTTTTTAACACCACCGCAAGTATTTGTACGATTTGAAATAGAACTAGAATATCTAGCTGATTTACTACCACTCATATATACCATTTTTATATATTAGAAAAATATTTTATTTTTACTAAACATAATAGATAGATAAATATATAAATTTATTATTTAAAGTTATAACATTATAATATATTAATTAATGTCTGAAATAAAATATGATGATGATATAATTAAAAGTGATGAAGGATTAATATTCAATCCATATAACCCGTTAAATATTGAGATTACATTGAACGACGTTCAATCTATTCTTATTAAATATGGTTTACCACCTATTGTAAATAATTTATCACTATATAAACGTGCATTTGTTCATAAATCTTATACAAAAAGACCACAAATTGAAAATTTATCACAAAATATTACTATTGTTGAAAAACCAGACGATTGTCTTTCTTTAAAAACAAAATCCAATGAGCGTTTAGAATTTCTAGGAGATGGAGTATTAGAACTTGTAACTAAATTTTCACTTTATAGAAGATTTCCTAAAGAAAATGAAGGATTTATGACAGAAAAAAAAATTACTATTGTTAAAAATAAATCTATTGGTAAAATTGCACTTGATATGCGTCTGAATAAATGGTTAATACTTTCTAAACACGCAGAAGAAAAAAATATAAGATCTAATGTTCAAAAATTAGGATGTTTATTTGAAGCTTTTATAGGTGCACTTTTTTTAGATTTTAATAAGATAGACATCAAAGATGAAGCTGGATGGTTTAAAAATATTTTTGAAGTAGGTCCTGGATTTCAAATGGCACAAAAATTTGTTGAAAATATTTTTACACAACATATTGATTGGATATCTGTAATTAAAAATAATGATAATTACAAAGGAGGATTACAAGTAATTATACAGAAAGAATTCAAAGTAACACCAGATTATTTAGAAATAGAACATGATTTAGAGTTTGGATACAAAGTAGGAGTATATTTATGTTTAGGACAACATATATATAATTTAAAACATAAGGATGCTATATCTATTCATAAGATTTCTACTTTTAAAGAAATTCACGATTATTTAAATAATAATGATGGAAAAATATTTTTATTTATGGGTGAAGGACAGCATAAAATTAAAAGAGAAGCACAACAAATAGCTTGTAACGAAGCAATTAAATTGATAAAACTAAATAATAAAGTAATAGAAGAAATTATAGAAAATGAAAATGAATTATAGATTATAAATCAATATATTGAAAAGTTTTATATATTGATTTTATATGAATCCTTTAGATAAATTAAAAATAAAACCAAAATTAGAACAATATAAACCAGTACAAATTGTCTTACAAAATGAAAATAAAGATACTTCTTTACCTTTACCTAAAGTTACTATCATTGATAAAAGAGAAAAAGGATATGATAGAGAGTCTTTATTAAAAAAATTAAAAGAAAATAAATTAAATATTGTTAAAAATGAAATAAAAGGAGAAATAGTAGAAGAGAGAAAAGGAGAAACAACTGAAGAAAGAAAAGAACTTGTTGAAGAAAAAAAAAAAGAAATTCCTATTATAAAAAAGGCAAAAAAAATTCAAAAACTAAAATTTATGATTGATGAAGAAGATGACAAAGAAAAAGAACCTATAAGAGTAGAAAATGAAAATATAAAAGATGAAATACAAACAAATGCTAATCCATTACCATTGCCATTGGAAGAAGAAGAACCAATTATAAAAATTGTGAAAAAAAAAGAAAGAAAAACAAATAAGGTTGAAAAAGGTGTTGCTACGTTAGGTCCAGAATCTGTTATTGAATTTGGAGACACACCTATATTATCTAGAGTTCCACAAAAAAAAGAAATGTTAAATATCAAAGTTTCCAATTATTATATGAATAATCGTGAAATATTTATTAATTTTATTAATTCTCTCTTTGATCCTTATCGTAAAGAATTAAATTCTAATAAAGAAAACATTTCTTGTGAAAATATTGGAAAAGGATCTAGTGATTTTTCTCTTTTAACTCATCAAAAAATCGTAAGAGATTATATTAATTTACATACTCCTTATCGTGGATTACTCTTATATCACGGGTTAGGATCAGGAAAAACTTGTACTTCTATTGCGATAGCAGAAGGAATGAAAAATGCTAAACGTGTTATTATTTTAACACCTGCATCTTTAAGAAAAAATTATATGGAAGAATTAAAAAAATGTGGTGATCTTATTTATAAAAAAAATCAATATTGGGAGTGGATATCATTGAATAAATATCCAGAAGCATTAAATACTTTATCTTTTATATTAAATTTACCAAAAGAATATATTACCAGAAATAAAGGTGCATGGTTAGTTAATATAAAGAAAAAAGCAAATTATTCTGAATTATCTGGTTCTGAAAAAAAAATATTAGATGATCAAATAGATGAAATGATAAGAAGTAAATATACATTTATTAATTATAATGGTTTGCGTAATAAAAGATTAGAAGAATTAACAAGAGGTTTTACTGTAAATTTATTTGATGATGCAGTAATAATTATTGATGAAGCTCATAATTTAATTAGTAGAATTGTTAATAAGCTAGAAAAAGAAAAGGATATTGAAGAATCTAAAACAGGAGAGAAATCGCGTGCTTCTAAGTTTTTATCTGTAAAATTATATGAATATTTATTAAGTGCTAAAGGATCTCGTATAATTTTATTGACAGGAACACCTGTTATTAATTATCCAAATGAATTTGGAATACTTTTTAACATTTTAAGAGGTTATATAAAAACCTGGGAAATTCCGTTGGATATAAAAACAACAAATAAAGTGAATAAAGAAACATTGCGTGAATTATTTATAAAAGAAAAAATATTAGATTATTTAGATTATTCAGGAAAAACGCTTACTATAACACGTAATCCATTTGGATTTAAAAATAAAATAAGAGAACCAAAAGGGTATCAAGGAGTAACAAAAGACGACGATGAAAATATATCTGATGTTGACTTTGAGAGAAGAGTTATAAGTATTTTAAATAAGAATAAAATAGAAATTTTACCACAAGGAATTATTGTTAAAAATTATAAGGCGCTTCCTGATAAGTTTGATGATTTTTCTAATTGGTTTATTGATACAAAAACAGGAAAAATGAATAATATAGAATTATTAAAACGTCGTATTATCGGATTATCTTCTTATTTTCGTAGTGCACAAGAAGAATTATTACCAAAATTTAATAAAACACCGGATGATTATCATATTATAAAAATTCCAATGAGTAATTTTCAATTTAAAATATATGAAGATGCTAGAAAAGAGGAAAGAAAAACAGAATCAAAATCTAAAAAAGGTGGAAATAAATCGGATGACACATTTAAAGAACCTTCCTCTACTTATCGTATTTTTTCTCGTTTATTTTGTAACTTTGTATTACCTGATCGTCCTACACCAAGAGAAATAAAAATAGAACAAATTTCCAAAGGATGGCAAGATCCAATTATGTATAAAGATGGAAAACCGATAAAAGAAGAAGAAAAAGAAGGAAATAAAAAGAAAAATATTTCTACTATGGAATCATTATTAAAAGAAGCTAGAAAAGTAGAAGATATACAAGACATTAATGAAGATAATGAAGGTGAAGTAGAAGGAGATGAAATCTTAGATCGTGTTGGTGGAAATGAATATAAAGAGCGTATAGATCAATTGATTAAAAAGTTAAAAGAACATTCTAATGATTTTTTCACTCCTGAAGCATTAGAAACATATAGTCCTAAATTTTTACATATATTAGAAAATATTAAAGATAAAGATTATACTGGATTACATCTTCTTTATAGTCAATTTCGTACATTAGAAGGCATTGGAATATTTAGTTTAGTGTTAGAAAGTAACGGTTTTGCACGTTTTAAAATAACAAAAGATAGTTCGGATACTTGGAATATTGATATTAAAGATGAAGATACAGGAAAAGAATATTATGCATTATATACAGGAACAGAAAGCAGTGAAGAAAAAGAAATTATTAGAAATATTTATAATGGTGATTGGGACTATATTCCTACAAATATTGCAAATCAATTAAAAAAAATGGCTAATAGTAATAAAATGGGAGAAATTATTAAAGTATTTATGATTACTTCTTCTGGTTCTGAAGGTATTACATTAAAAAATACTAGATATGTACATATTATGGAACCTTATTGGCATCCTGTAAGAACTGAACAAGTAATTGGACGTGCTAGAAGAATATGTAGTCATAAAGATTTACCAAAAGCACTTCAAACAGTAGAAGTATTTATTTACTTAATGACATTTAGTGAAGAACAATTGAAAAGTGATGATTCTATTGAACTTAAAAGAAAAGATTTGAGTAAAGGAGAACCAAAAATGCCTGTTACAAGTGATGAATTATTATTTGAAATTTCTACTATTAAAGAGACTTTAACAAGTCAATTAACCAAAGCAATTAAAGAATCTTCTATTGACTGCTCTATTTATTCTAACAAGTCCAAAGAAAATTTAATTTGTATGAATTTTGGAGAACCTAAAAATACAGAATTTGCTTATCAACCTTCTTATCATAAAGACGAAGGTGATATTATTAGTAATGCAAATAAAAAGAAATTAGAATGGACAGGAATGTCTGTTACTATTAATGGTGTGGAGTATATTTATAGAAGAGTTAGTGATAATGTATTGAATATTTACGATTTAAATAGTTATAAACAAGCATTAGAAATACCTGGCGTTCAACCTGTTTTTATAGGTACACTAGAAACAAATAAAAAGGGAGAAAAAGTATTTAATACAGTTATAACAAAATAATTATTTTTACACGCAATTACATTTCAAAAATACTTGTTTATATTTATATCAAATAAATATAAATATAAAAATTATATAATATATTAATGGTATTTTATGCTGTTGCAAATGGAAGAAGCAATGGAATTTTTTTAAATTGGAATGATTGTAATAATTCTGTAAAAGGTTATAAAAATGCTTTATATAAAAAATTTGATTCAAGAGAAGAAGCCGATAATTTTATTCAAATAAATAATAAAAATATAGAAGATGTTGTTAAAAAACAAAATCATATAACCAATTTTTTTATACCATTATCTATAAACAAAAAAGAAGAAATAATTGATTTTAATCCAGATTATTATGTTTATACGGATGGCGCTTGTTCTAATAATGGAAAAGATAATGCATTAGCAGGCATAGGTATATTTTTTGGTATAGACGATAATCGTAATATATCAAAAAAAATAGAAGGAAAACAAACAAATAATATAGCAGAATTGACTGCTATTATTGAAGCTTATTATATTATAGAAAATGATATTATAAATGGAAAGAAAGTAACCATTGTAAGCGATTCAGAGTATGCTTTAAAATGCGTTTCTACTTACGGTGAAAAATGTTATAAACAAAATTGGAATGTAGATATACCAAATAAAGAATTAGTAAAAACTGCTTATAATATGTATAATAATAAACCTAATGTTAAATTTATACATATAAAAGCACACACAAATAATACAGACATTCATTCGTTTGGTAATGATAATGCAGATAAATTAGCAAATATGGCAACTGGATTAGAAAGATGTCCTTATAATGTATTTACAAAAATATATATGATAGTTCCTTTTACAAAAAAAGAAGAAATAAAAAAATTAGGAGGTATTTGGGATGTCAATAACAAAAAATGGTTTGTATATGATAATAATAAAAATATAGATAAAATATTAACTTCATTTGAAAAAGAATTATAACAAAGAATTATAAGTATTTAGTAATTTTATCATTCTAAAATTTAGATCAACCCATTTTTCTAACCAAAAAAAATTGAAATGAAATATATAGATAAAATACATTTCATTAAAGATTAAATAATATGAATTCTTATGATCAACTATATTCTTGTATATCCAAAGTATTAACTTATAAACAATTAAATTTACCTCGTTTAAAAGAATATACAGTTAGAAATTATACTTGTTTTGATGTTTTTGTTACACTTCCTAATAACAAAAAACTATGGGAAAAATGGTTAGTTTATATTCCTACATGGGAAACTAAACGTCATTGCATATTTTATAATAAAAAAAATAGACTTTTAAATAGAACTTTAATTAATAATTATAAAAACATTTATTAATAATTATAAAAACAGTTTTATTGTTTAATAAAGTATTTATATCTATTATCATTTCATAAGTTGTAAAATACTGATTTATTAATAATAAAAATTAAATAATCATTTTTTTTAATTGATTTATTTTTTCATCATTATCAATACTATTATTTTCTAAAACTTCTTTTATATTTTGTTTCAAATTATCCAGTTGATATTGAGTGTAATCAATTTCTATCGTTTCTAAACCATCATATTCATTAATAATATAATATTTTTCATATTTTTTAGGGATTTTTTCAATTGCAGTTTTACTATGTTTTTCTCCATCAAATTCATCTCCTAATTCTTTATATATTTGAATTAATATAGGATCACTTCGTTTACGAAAATAATAATTAGAATCCTTCGGTCTTCTTAATTCATATAATTTCCTAGCTTTATTACTAATTCGCCAAGCACCATAACAATCGTTAATTAATACTTCTATTTCTTCTTCATTATTATCAGTTTCTTGAGAAATCATTTATTATATTAGATTATAAATATGTTTTTATACTTTAGTGAACATTATTATATAAAATATGAGTATATTTTATATGATTAAAGGATATAAAAATAAATAGTTACTACTATTATAAAATAATGAAAATTTTAAAATATTTATTGTTATTTTTATTTATTAATTTATGTAATTCTTTTTCTTTGTCTAGAAAAAAAAATGGAGATATTTTTATTTCTAGACAAAAATTAAAATTAAATATGGGATGTGATTATTATATTGATAAGTCATTATATATATATGATTATCAAGATACAACACTTTCATATATTAATTTAGAGAAAAACAGAGGTTATTATTGGTATTGTAAAGATGAAGATGAACCTGATTATGATTTTGACACATATAGAAAAGAAATATTAGAACCATCTATGGAACCTATTTTAATATATACTAATAATACTTTCACTAAATTATCTTTTGAAAAAAAATATGAAAAGCTAATTGAGGATGAATTGAGGACAATTAATAAATCGTGGGAGAATGTAAATAAAATTATAAAAAAAGAAGAAAGATATGAAAGGTAAATATTTGCATTTTCAAAAAATATGAAATGATAAAAACTGTAAATGTACGAATTACTATAATATGGATTTATCAATATGAAAAGTTGTAAAATATATTATTAATGGTGTAAATGAACCAAAGAAACACCACATTTCACCTAGACTATAATAAAAGTATTTAAAACTAATCAATAGAAAAAAATAGATAACTATAAATACTAGCAATCCATATTTAAAATTGAATAAATAAAATATATTTATTGCTAATAAAATCAAATAATAAAAAGGATTAGAATATTTAATCCAAGGCCAACTTAAATGTTTATTTTGAGTACCTGTAACTAACTTATCATTCAATAAAAATGTAAAATACATTTGAATAAAATAAATAAAATATAAAAAATTTAATATTGCAACCGGAGAATTAAAATTATCTAATGAAAATACGTTTGGTTTATAATAATAATATTTAATTAAATAAAGTATAATTGGTTGTCCTACATTTAATATAGGGCCCAATATAGTTGTAATTTTATTAATTCCTATTTTATTTTTAATGTCAATCCAAAATAAAAAATCCATAAATTGGATAGATGATATAAAAATTAAAAATATTCCAGATACTTTATTTTCTAAACTATATTTTGAATTTCCATATTTAATTAAAAATATAGAAAATAAAACGCCAATAAAAAATGTAAATAATGATACTTTATAATTAAAACACATATATAAATATATAATATAATTTCATTTTACATATTTATATTTTTATGATTAAAAAATAATTACACCATTGAAGGTAAATAATTAATACCAAACTTTTTTATGTAAAATGTTTATTAAGTTTATTATAACTATCTATATTATTTAATTTACATACTTTATGTGTATCAGAAGTTACTATTAACATAACATCCTGATGATTTGGCGCAAATTTCTAAACAATCATTCATTTTTTTTACCCAAGTTATACAGGTTTCATTTATAATTGTGTTATTATCTGTTTTAATATATGATGTTTTATTATTTTCCATTATAAAATATAAACTGTTATAGTTTTATATTATATTTACCTGAATATATTTATTAACATACATAAAATAACAATTAAATAGAGAATAAAGATGAATGCATATTCTTTAAGTTAAAAAATGAATAATATATATAAACAATGAAATAAAAAAGTCAAAAGTCAAAAAGGAAAATTGAAATTAGACATTTTTTATGTCTATTTTTGAAAACTGTAAAAAAGTTTTGAAAATAAAAAATCAGTGAAATTGAGTTTGCTAGAGAATGGTTTAAATTCCAAAATAATGCTTATATTTTTCAATGCATATTATTTTTAATAAATTTTTTTGAATCTATTTTTATAATTTTATAGATGCTACATTAATGCTACATAATTTAAAAAATATGCTCGTAAATATTTTATTACGTATATATCATAACAAACAATATAATAATTATATATCATTGAGACGATAAATGACAAAATGCTACATTAAATATAAAATATGCTCATCATTATTTTTATATGTTAATATCGTTATAATAATTAAATGGTTGTAATACCGCGACACGATAAAATGCAAAATGCTACATAATGCTACAATTTCATATGCAAAATATGCTAACTGATAATACATAATAAAATGTAATTTATGTCTTATAAATTCCTTACTGACATTTTTATATAAAAAATATTATAAAATATTATTAAAATATATAAAAATTATTTAAGCATATTTTTTTGTAGCATTGTATATTATATTATGTCTACAAAAAGTACACAAAAAATATTGAATATAAAAGAATTGTTTTATTGTAATAAATGTAACTATGGATGTAGTAAAAGATTTTGTTGGAGTCAGCATTTATTGACTGTGAAACATAATATTAATGTTAATAATTCTGATTGTTCAAAATATTTTACAAAATACTTTTGCACTTGTGGGAAAGAATTTAAACATCATTCTAGTTTATATAGACATAAAAAAAGTTGCATCGCAATTCTGAATGATATAAGCAATGCATCTACAAATTCTAATATTGTATATGATTTAATTAAACAAAATCAAGAATTTAAACAGTTAATACTAGATCAAAATAAACAACATCACGATCTTCAAAGTCAAATAGTTGAGTTAAGTAAAGAAAAAGAAGGAAATATTATAAATCACACTACAAATAATACAACAAATAATTTTAATTTACATATATTTTTGAATGAAAAATGCAAAGATGCAATGAATATTAATGATTTTGTGAATTCTCTCCAATTACAATTTACAGACTTGGAAAATATGGGAAAGGTTGGATATGTAAATGGAATCACTAAAATATTTGTTAAGGGATTACAAAATTTAGATTTACATAAAAGACCTATTCATTGTAGTGACTTGAAGAGAGAAATAATGTATGTGAAAGATGAAAATAAATGGGAAAAAGAAAATACAGAAAAGAAAAGATTGAAACAAGCTATTAAAAAAATAGAACATAATAATATTAAATTAATTCCCGGATGGGCAGAAAAGTATCCAGAATCAAAAGATAGTGAATCTAAAAAGAATATTCAATTTAATCAAATTGTAAATCATTCTATGGGTGGATCTAACGTAGAAGAAGATGAAGATAATTATAATAGAATACTTAAAAACATTGCAAAAGAGGTTGTTATTGAAAAATAAATATTATGTTTTATAATTTTTCTTATCTAAAACATAATATCCCAAGATATTTTATGAGATAACTCACATATTTTTTGATTGTTTAAATAAATGTCATAACTTTCACACCATGATAAAATATAATATTTATTTTTAAAGGTAGGACGTATAAGTATTTTATTATTATCACAATCAAACATATATACATTTATATTTTTTGGAATATTTATTAACCTACATTTTTCATCTGTAAAATATAAATAAGCTAATGAATTACTATTTTTATCTAAATGTAAAATTAAAGATGAATTAATAATATACATAAATGAATCTAATAGACACGTATAACTAAACGTAATATCCACCATATCATAATGTACATTTTTATTTTTATAAATATTTTAAACCTTTTAAAATTTTAAACGCCGATTATTTCTATATTTCTGTGTATAGAAATAAATCAAAAAACATATAACAAACAAATTTAAAAATAAAAGATAAAAGATTATTGTAACTGAAGCAAATGATAGTTTATAAAATGGATGGTGAATTTACTATAGACACAGAAATATTACACGAAGGCAAGGATTTTTTTAGAAAAATGACAAAACACATAGGAGAGAGAAAAATATGTGAATTATTAATGAAATATCCTCATAACCATATTGTAAAAATATATCATATAGGCGACGATTATATTGATATGGAATTATTAAATACTGATATGAGTAGAGAAAATATGAGTAGCGTAAAAAATGCAATGATGGAAGTAAAAACATATTTACAAAATTTAGGAATTATCTACATAGATTGGAAGTTAGATAATATTGGTATAGGTGAGAACCAACCAATTAGATTGTTTGATTTTGATGGTTCTGGATTAATTGATATTGAAACTAAAGAATGGATAATACGACCCCCGTTATATTGGTCTTATAGAGAAGCAATTAAAAATGGTATGAAAACGCCAAATGATATAGATAATTATGCGTTTGACCTAGAATTCAGAATAATCTGAAAATATAAAGTATAAATATTTTTATCGTATCGTATCACTTTGTAGTAAATCGGTGTTTGAAATGTTAAAAGGTGTAAATCATCCGAAGAATATCTTTACCTAGTAATGTTTTTTCTTTTATTAACTTATTAGTAATATCATCAAATAATTCTTTGTTATCTTGAATAAGCATTTTTGCTTCTTTATATGCGTTATTAATAAGTTTCATAGATTCAGTATCTATTACTTCTTTGGTTAATTCAGAATAAGTTTTGAATCTCCCTGAATCATCTGATGTTTCATCATAAAATACTTCCAATGTAGTTCCCATACCATAATTAGTTACCATTCTTCTTGCTAATGAATTCGCTTGTTTCAAATCTTGAATAGCCCCCATTGATACAAAGTTTTCTCCATAATAAATATTTTCTCCTGCTTTTCCACCAAGTGCTATAACTAATCGTTTAAATAATAAATCTTTAGTATATAATCCACTTTCGGTAATATTGTTATTTTCATTGAAAATTGTAAATCCACCTGCTCCATTATAAGTACTTTTTATAGTGACTTTTTTTAAATCAAAATAATTATTATAAAGAGCAGCTAGTAAAGCGTGTCCTGTTTCATGAATAGCAACTCGTTTAATAGAATGTTCATCTCTAGTATCTACACGTTTAATAATTCCTACAATAAGTTTATCTATAGAATTTAAAATATCATTTTCTGAAATAATAATTCTTGTTTCTCTTCCTGCAAATATAGCTGCCTCATTTAATAAATTTTTTAATTGTGCTCCTGAAAATCCATTGGTTAATTCTGCTATTAATTGTATATTAATTTCTGGAGATAACACTTTGTTTTTAGAATGAAATTTCAATATTTCACTTCTAGATTTAGTATCAGGAAGAGGTACTGAAATAATACGATCAAATCTACCAGGTCTTAATAAAGCCGCGTCTAAGGTATCTCTACGATTAGTAGCTGCCATAATAAGTAAATCAGTGTTATCTGCAAATCCATCCATTTCTGCTAATATTTGATTTAATGTTTGTTCGCGTTCATCATTAGATCCAAATTGACCATTACCACCTCTTTGTTTTCCAACAGCATCAATTTCATCAATGAAAATAATACAAGGTTTGTTTTCTCTTGCTTTTTTAAATAGATTTCTTACTTTAGTAGCACCCATACCAACAAATAATTCAACAAATTCACTTGCAGCAATTGATATGAAATTAGCATCTGTTTCACTTGCAATAGCTTTCGCTAACAATGTTTTACCTGTTCCAGGAGGACCTTCTAATAAAATTCCACGTGGTATTTCAGCACCAGCTTGTTGATAAATAGTACCATTTTTTAAATAAGATACAACTTCTGTACATTCTTCAAAAATTTCAGGACTTCCAGCAAAACTACTCAGTGAAATGTTAGATTTAATCATATTAATTTTATCAGAGTTAACATTTTTTATACCAAAATTTCCAAATAAAGGCGGTGTTTGGTTAGAATTTAGATTATTTTGAAAAACAATAGATCTAATAATATTCACAATAAAGGTGAGAATAATAAAAGGAATTAAATAAGTATCTATAAAATTGAAAAATCCTCCTAAAATATTACTTCCAGGAAATGAGTTTTGAGAGGTAACATCTTGTAAGAAAATGGTTTCTACATTATTTTTAACTGAAATATCTACAACATTATCTGTAATAAAAGGATTTATCACTGTTAATGAATAATCATCTTCTAAAGTATTTAATTGTTCTTTATTTTCACTTATAATAGCATCTAATTTTTCAGTTATATATATTTTAGATATTTCGTTATCTTCTATGCGATGAATAAAAGAATTATATGGTTCTTTTTTAATTAAATATTTATAATTAAGTAAATTACTAATACTTTCTGTTTTCATTATTAAATTACTTTTTATAGAAAAAGAAGATGATTGAGATACACTAAATGTGGTAAAAATAAATAGAACTAGATGGAATATCATATTTTATAATATAAGATATAATATTATTTTTAATATATTGTATAATATTATATATAATAAATAATCAATATAATACTGAAGTTATATTTTCTAATAAACATCTCTCTTCATCACTTAATGAATAATAATGAAAAGATAACATATTTATTTTAAATTTAACAAGAGTTAATAAGTTAAAAAAATGATCTTTTGATTCTTTTCGTAACATAGAAATTTTTTTGAAATTATCTATATTACTTCTAATAAAATTATTTCTAATTATATAATAATATGGATTGCTATTAGAATAGTTAACACAATAAGATGATTGTGATAAAGTAGAAATTAATAATAATTTAATAAAATGATTCATTTATATATATTCAATATTAATTTTTATATTATTTTTATATGATTAAAAAGTTGGTTTAAGTAAAGATATTATGTTGTTTAATACCTCAGAAATATTATTTATTTTATTATTTAATGTATCTATATTTTCATTCAAGTAATTAGTTAAAGAATCCACATTTCCATTTAAGTTATTAACGTCAACGCTTAAAGAATTCATATTTCCATTTAAATTATTAACGTCAATGCTTAAAGAATCAACATTTCCATTTAAGTTATTAAAATGAACACTTAAAGAATCCACATTTTGTTTTAATGCATTAACATCATTATTGAGATTAATATTTTTATCAATTTTTGTAACAAGACTTGCAATTAAATTCATATTTAATTTATTATTTTCATTCGTAGATGCAGATACATTATTATTGGATGGTACAATTGCATTTACATTCGTTTTTTTTAACTTAGAAAAAATATTATTTGATTCTAAGTTGTTATTTTTTTGTAAAACATTATTTTCATTTTTAGTATCTTTCCAAGAAATATGTTTATCTAAATCTATTGCATTTATTTTACTATTTATTTCATTGTTATCAATTTTAATATATTTAAAATTATTTTCATTATTATTTCTATTTACAGGAGCTACAGCTACATTTGTATTTTTTACAGGCGGTGCTACTGTATTATTACTTTCATATACTTTATTAATTTCAAAATTTCGTTGAGCAATTGTTTTTTTAATAATTTCTTCCATTTCAATAATAGGTTCGTCTTTTTTTAAATTAAAATCTGGAAGAGGAGGTGTGTTTTTATTAATTGATTCTTCAAATTCTTTTTGTTTTTTTGAATATTGATTATCAAATTGTTGTTTTCTCTCTTTCTGTTGATCTTGAATAGTTACTGCTTCACTTTTAAGATAATCCTCCACATTATTATTTTTTATTTTACCAACTTCATTTAATAATATAGTTATAAAATTTTTATTCATTGTAATTAAACTACTGTTATTATATTTATCATCTTGATAAAATTTTTCAAATAAATAATCAAATAATAAAATTAAATTTGTTTTATCTATATTTCCTTTTTTTTTTGTTATTTCTTCTGTAATTATTTCTAATAACATTTTTTTATTTTGATCACATAAAAATATAGCATTTAATGTTTGTAAATTAGCATTTACATTTATCTCATTTAGATTATTTATTTGATCTTTGTACATATAATTTAAAATGAATTAATTTTGTTTATTTTACCGAGAAATAACTATAAATTGAATTTAAGTTATAACGATTCGTTAAAATAAATTTTTCTAAACTTTTCTATGTATTTATCTTTAATAATATGTGTTTTCAAATAATCTTTGGTTAATTTGTCTTCTATCATTTGAACAATAAAATATAATGCATACATTCCACATTCTGTATTTCCATACTGATGTTCTACAGGATAATTTTGATCAAATTGAAAGTTAATAGAAGATGATTTACCTTGCTTAATTATCATATTTACAAATTTCATAATTTGTGTTGGAATTTTCGTTCCTGCACTATCAAAATAAAAAATAAATTTTTTTTTGATATTGATAAATAAAGAAACCCAATGAGATCCAGATTTATAATGAGGATCAATATTAAATATAACACCAATTTTGTTTTTACCTTTTTTTATTTCATCTTTTAAATTAAAATGACATAAATCATCCCATACACATTCACCATATAATTTTGTAGTGTCATAATCAATAGGAGAAGGACCAATAAAATCAAAACATTTATAAGCATTTTCATACTGTTTCATGACGTTCATTATATCTACACTAGATAACCATTCGTTTGGATTTCTTTTCCATTCTTGAGGTGATGTTGGTGCAAAAGAATCTGTCATTTTATTATCTATTTTTCCTTGAGCAAATGTTTGTTTCAACCAACACGATTCTTTGTTACATACGTGATTCATATATTTTTGCAATGAATGCCATATTTCTTTTGGGTCATTACTTTTAATAATTACATCTGGATGTCTTGCATTCCACATATTTCTTAGTTTATACAATGTTTCATCTGTATAACAAGTAAAATCATTTATTTGTTCTTTAGGTTTTGGACTACAATTTAATTTCATCATTTTTGAATTTTTTCGTGTTTTATTTATTTTATTTTTTTTTTTATAATGTTTCGTTTGTTTCATCATAATTATTAATGATATTTTTCTTTTTACTAATTGTTTTATTTATGTCTTTGTCTTTATTTTTATTTGTTTCTTTATTTAATTCATTATTTATTCCTTTCCATTTTAAATCTGGATTTCTTAAATTAATTTTTTTTTGCATTGGAACAATATTTTCTTTTTTTTGAGATGTTTTTTTAATAAAATGATCTAAAGAAGGTTTTTTTATATTTACAGAACGCATAAATAGTTTATTCAGTTCTTCTTTATTATTTATATTTTCTAAATTATTAAAAGATATATCTACATCTACTTCTTGATAATTAAGATAGTCTTCTTGAAGAATATCACATCTATCTTTTATTTTGAAATACTCAATGCAAGAATGAATATATTGATGAAAGCATTGATTTACATCATTAGATATAATCTTATTGACTTTTTCAATATTTTCTTGTTGATCATTTTCACATTCTTTTTCATTTTCATTAATTAATAATTCTTTTGTTAAATGAATAATTCTTTTTTTATAAAATTTAATATCTTTTTTATGAATGTCTTTGTCTTTGAAATTTTCTTCTTTTTTTATAATTTTATTATATTGTTCTTTATTTATTAAATAATCTATTGTAATCTGATTTATATAACTTTCAGACATTATTTATTAGTAATAAATAATACATTTATACGCACAAGTATACGCACAAGTATGCGGGCACATTCATGTTAACTAATCTAAAAAAAGAAACACCATTTGCTTTTCTTATGAATATCTTCTGTAATTAAAGCGTGTGGTTGAATAATACTCATATCTATGCATTTATATTGTGATTGAATTGTTTTTTTTGAAAAAATTCCATTTGGTTTTATAGAATATATATTTTTATCTTGTGTTTTATAGACATAACTATATTTTAACATTAATTTTAAATAAATTTCGTTATACACTTCGGAAAGAATAATTTTATTTATTTTTATTTTGAATATATTTTCATACAATTCAATTTCTTCTTTTTCTAATTTATAAGATTCTCCATACATAATTATTTTTAACACAAATTTATTCCACAATGGATGAATAATAGGATTACCAAAAGATTCAATATTATCTGATTCTAATATAACATCCATTAAATAAATAATAAATTCAAAACATTCAAATAGTTTATCATTATCTGGAATATGATCTAAAAATCTTAATTCAATACCGTGATTTTCATGTTTATTAAAATTTATATCTGATCCTATTTCGTTTAATTTTTTATAAGCATTGATTTTATAAAATTCGGTAAACCACCAATATTCATATTCGTTACATAGAATATCTTCTAATGGTCTTGTTAATATTTTTCCCTTTTCCATTGTTTCTGAATTATAAGTTCCAATACCAATATATCTTGAGATAGCACATCTTTGAGAAGCAGCAGAAAATTTTTGTTTATCGTTATAATTTTTTAATAAAGAAAACGGATCTGGTGATCCGTACATTGCAATAATAAATGGTTCTAACCATTGAATTATTTTTATTGCTTTAGAATGATCTTTAATAAATTTATTAAAATCAGATATTTGACAATTATTATCTAATTTGGTTGGTAAAGTAATATTGAAATGAAGAGTTCCATTATTGAACATACCTATATTTTTGAAATTTGTTAAGTAAATCGCAAAAGGGTAATTTTCTTTCATTATTTCTAAGGATCCATATTTTTTCAATATATTATGTTTTTGAAATGATTCATTTATTTTTTGAACGAATTCTTTTTTATATACATTTAATTCTTTAATAGTATCTTGTAAATTAGTGTTGAAAAATTTCAATGTATTGAATTCAATTGTATCTCCGTCAAATAACCATTTTACATTCATATTTTCTTTGAAATAAGAATCACCTTTTTGTAATGATTCAATCAGTGATTCTCCAATATATTCTGGATTTGGCTCACATTTTTTGGTATAAAGTGTTTTTGAGTTATTATTTTTATCTGTTTTTATAAAACTATTAGAATTTAATAAAATTGGCAGTTCTATAATGTTTGATTTATTATTAGAAATAATAATTTTAATTGCTTCTTCTAAATAATTTGACTTGTAATTAGTATAATAATCTACACTATATCTTTCTTTTTTACGGTTTGTAAGCAATTCTTCATTAAAAACATAGTAGTTAGAATTAAATTCCAAATATACTTCATTTTCAATTCCTAATCCCCAATACATCATATTCTTATCATATTGAGTATTGTATTTTGTATACTTATTACCATTTATCGTTTCATTCTCAATTACACATTCATTCAATACTTCATTGTATATGTTTTCCATACGAATATCATTGTATTTACAATTATTACTCATACATTACCATAATATTTAATTTATTGCAAAAAAAATAATTGTATTACATCATATAACATAATGAATTATAATTTATGTATTATTTTTTATAAATTCAAATATATAAAATGAGTGAAATACAAAAGACAATTTATCTAAGAAAAGAGATGAATAATAGAGAATATAGAACACCAATTACACCACATTACGTTGAAATATTAATTTCTTATAATTATATTGTTTATATAGAATCATCATTAACGCGTATTTATTGTGATGAAGATTTTTTAAAAGCTGGTGCAATAATCACAAAGTTAAAATGGTATGATTCAACATTTAAAAATGCTCTTATTATAGGAATAAAAGAAATAGAAGAATTAAATAAATTAGATCATCATTGTCATTTATATTTTTCTCATAGTTATAAAAATCAATATTTTTCAAAGCAAATATTATCTGCTTTTGAAAAATCTAATAGTATTATTTATGATTTTGAGTTTTTTTTAGATAAGAAAAATAAAAGAATTATTTCTTTTTGTTTTTACGCGGGAGTGGTAGGAGGAATACTTGGACTTTTGCAATATATTGAAAAAACATATTTTAAAGAAAACATTACTGATTTAAAAGTATGGAAAGACAGAAAACAAGTAGTCTATTATTTAAAAATATTCAAAAGAAATCATTTATTAGATAAAGTAAAAATAGTGATAATTGGAGGTAATGGTACGTGTGGTACAGGAGTAATAGATGTGTTAGATGATTTAGATTTAAAATATACTATTTTAGGAAGTAAAGATGAGAAAAAAGAATTAAAAGAATATGATATTATTTTTAATTGTATTCGTTTAAACGATAATTCTAAAGAAATATGGTTTGATAAAGAAACAGAAATTACAAAACCATTGATAATTAGTGATATAAGTTGTGATTATACGAGAGAAAACCATCCTATAAAGATATATGATAAAGCTACTACATGGGAAAAACCAGTTTTTAATTATAATGAATATGTAGATATTATTGCGATAGATAATTTACCTTCTTTATTACCTAAAGAAAGTTCGGATGTTTTTTCTAAAAAATGTGTAGAATTGTTAACTACTTTAGATGATGAACCATGGGAAAAATGTGAACAGATATTTTTTACGGAAATTTATAATAAAATATAATAAATTTAATTATTGGAAGAATTAGAATTATTAGATTTTCCAGTTAAGTCTCTTACTTGAACTCTTGTAGAATTATTAAATAGTTGATATCCAGTATTTTCTGGATTAGGATTAAATGGTTCAAAAGTATTCTCTTGAAATAAAAGTGGATTATTCATAGGTATCGTTTTACTATTTTGATAATTATATTTATAAAGACTACTTGTGCTTTTAGGAACATATACAGATTGACTAGATTTTTGTAAAGCGAATATTTGATTTCTTAATTCAGATTCTAGATTTACATTAGATGCATATCCAGACCAAGGAGCAGAATCAGTTCCTGGATTAAAAGTATTATGAATATTATAAGTTTCTAGTTGCATTAAAGGTGTTTTGGTTTCTTTTCTAGGATCTACTATTGGTAATTTTGAATATTTGGTTAAAACAGGACGAACATTTAAATAAGGTTGTAATGGTTTAGATGGTATATTTCTACCATATATTCCTGCATTCATATTATTAGTAATATCATTGGTTGTTTCCATTTTTGACATTATAGATTAATATAAATAGAAAAGATAATAATATTACAAATTATATTGAATTATCCGTTTTAATATAATTTATTGAATGAATTTAAAGCTTGTGTCTTATAAAAGAATAATAATGTGTGGTATTTTTACTCTTTTAAACAATGAAAATTATACTTATTTTTCCAAAGATTTCATTAAAGAACAATTTGAGAAAGGAAGAGGAAGAGGACCTGAAGATTCTAAATTAGATAGACACGGATTACATATACAACTTGGGTTTCATAGATTAGCTATAAATGGACTAAATGACATTTCTAATCAACCAATTATTTTGAATGATATTGTTTTAATATGTAATGGTGAAATATATAATTATAAGGAATTATATGATTTATTAGATGTGATACCTAGTACAAATTCAGATTGTGAAGTGATTATTCATTTATATAAGAAATACGGTATTGAATATACTTTATCTTTGTTAGATGGAGTATTTTCTTTTATTTTATTAGATAATTCTATTAATGTAGAAGATACCAATAATACAATTAATTGTTCTAAATTATATGTAGCTAGAGATCCTTATGGAGTAAGACCATTATATATATTAAAACCAAATAATGAAAAAGTAAATCCAATATATGGTTTTGCTTCAGAATTAAAGGTATTGAGTGAGTTTTATCAATTACTAAATAATGACGAGTATGATTTGAATCATTTTGAACCTGGAACTTATAGTGAATATTATTTATCTTTTAAGGTTCTCTCTTTATGGAAATGTGAAAAGGAAAATGTAAAATATCATATGAGTGGATTTGAATCAATTATGTTTAAAAAACAAGATCCACAAATTGTTATGAATAAAATATATGGAAATATCCGTGAATACTTATATAATGCTGTACAAAAAAGATGTTTAACAACAGAAAGACCAATTGCGTGTTTATTATCAGGAGGTTTAGATAGTAGTTTGATAACAGCATTAGTAAATGATTGTTTAAAGAGAACAAATAGATATTATAAACCTTTGGAAACCTATAGTATTGGATTAGAAGGATCTGAAGATTTGAAATATGCTCGGATTGTAGCAGATTATTTGAAAACCAATCATACAGAGATTGTGTTAACAGAACAGGATTTTTTTGATGCAATCCCGGAAGTGATTTATACTATAGAGAGTTATGATACAACAAGTGTGAGAGCAAGTATCGGAAATTATTTATTGGGAAAGTATATTTCTAAAAATAGTAATGCTAAAGTAATTTTCAATGGAGATGGATCAGATGAATTATGCGGAGGATATTTATATATGAATAAATGTCCTTCTGCATTAGAATTTGATAAAGAATCTAGAAGATTATTGAAAGATATACATAGATTTGATGTATTAAGATCTGATAAATGTATTTCTTCACACGGATTGGAACCTAGAACACCATTTTTAGACAGAGCATGGGTACAATATTATTTATCTATTCATCCAGAAATAAGATATCATCCTGGAAATAATGGACAATGTGAAAAGTTTTTATTGAGAAAGGCATTATCAGAATATAAAAATGTAGAAAATATATTTTTATTACCGGACGAAATATTATGGAGAAAGAAAGAGGCTTTTAGTGATGGAGTCAGTGGATTAAAAAGATCTTTATATGAAATTTTACAAGAGAAAATAAGTGACCTTGGTATAGATAATACTGATTACACTAGTTTTAAGTATCATATGTATAATGAAATTAAAACAAAAGAACATTATTATTATCGTCATTTATTTGAAAAGTCTTATTCAGGATTGGCAAAAGTAGTGCCTTATTTCTGGATGCCGAAATATATAGAATCTAGTGATCCTAGTGCAAGAACATTGAGTATTTATATTAAGGATTAATAAATAGTTTATTTAATAAATAGTTTATTTAATAAATAAAATAATATAATAACCTTTTATATGAAGTTTATAATATTATGTGGCGGCATAGGTAAAAGATGTAATAATTATTCATTACCAAAACCTTTAAATATTATTCAAGGAAGACATATGATTGAATATATTATTGAAAATATTCCATCAGATGAAATATATATTATTTATAATATATTTTTGAATGAATATAATTTTTGTGAAATTATTATTAATAAATTTAAACATAAACAATTTTATTTTTCTACAGTAGATTATTTAACAAGAGGTGCAGTTGAATCTGCGTATGTAGGTTTACAAAAATTTAATAATATGGAAAATGATAATATAGTATTTATAGATAATGATAATATTCATAATTTATCTAAAATAAATAAGTTCAATAATGATTTTATTGGGTATGGCATTGATTATGATAATCAAAATTATTCATTTATTAGAATTGTAAATAATAATATTATAGATATAGAAGAAAAAAACAAAATATCAGATTTTTATTGTTGTGGATTTTACGGATTTAAAAATATAAATAATTTCAATAAATATGCAAGAGAATTATTTGAAAAAAATTACAAGACAAAAAACGAGTTTTATTTTTCTCAATTATATAAACTAATTATTCAAGATAATGGAATAATAGAACCATTTTTAGTTGATAGTACAAAGCATATCGGTTCATATGATGAAATAATAGATAAACAAAATATAATTACTAAGAATAAATTAAGAATATGTTTTGATTTAGATAATACTCTGGTTACTTATCCTACTATTCCAAATGATTATGCAAGTGTTAAACCTATTTATAAAAATATAAAATTATTAAATAATTTAAAAAATGATGGACACGAAATTATAATTCACACTGCTCGTAGGATGCAAACACATAAAGGAAATATTGGAAAGGTAATAAAAGATATAGCCTTAATAACTATTAATACATTAGATAAGTACAATATTAAATATGACGAATTAATATTCGGAAAACCTATAGCGGATATTTATATAGATGATCGTGCAATTAATCCATATATAAATAATATTTCTTATTTTGGGTTGTTTTATAAAAATGATGATTTTATACCAAATAAAATAAATAATAATAAATACAATGTAATTGAAAAATATGATAATTATATTGTGAAAAAAGGACCATACAGTATTATGAAAGGAGAGTTATTTTATTATCAGAATATTCCTTTAGATTATGAAAAATATTTTGCAAAATTAATTGATTTTAATAAAAACGAAGATTTAATTGAATTAAAAATGGATTATATTTCAGGAATACCATTATATTATATATATAAAAATAAATTATTGAATTTTCAGATGATAGATGATTTAATGACTATTTTAAATAAATTTCATTCAAATAAAAATATTAACATTGAAATAAAAGAATTGAATGTAAAAAATAATTATTTTAAAAAATTACAAAATAGATTTAATAAAAATGATTATTATTTTGAAGATTCAGAAGAAGTTTTTAAAGAAATTACTCATGGATTATTAGCAAATTATTCTGCTGAAATTGTTTCAATGATTCACGGAGATTTTTGGTTTTCAAATATTTTATTAACATATGATGATAATTATAAATTTATTGACATGAAAGGTCAAATAGATGATATTTTAACAATTAATGGTGATAAATATTATGATTATGGAAAATTATATCAAAGCATATTGGGATATGATTTAATATTAAATTCAGATTCTATAAATTATGAATATATTATAAAAATGAAAACTTATTTTTTACAAAAATGTAAAGAAAATGGATTAAATGTGTTATATTTAAAATATGTAACAAAAAGTTTAATTTTTGGAACATTTCATTTCATTCAAGATAAAATATACGTTAAAGAAAATATATGGAAAATGATTAAATCTGAATTAATGAATAATGTCTAAATAAGAAAGATATTATTTTATAAATTATAATAAATAATTTTGTAAATAGAACCATATATCATCAAAACCAATTGATTTTGCTGGGATTAATTCAGCTATTTCTTTATTTAATAAATATACACATGCCATTATATATTGATCTTTACTAACAAAGTTATTTATAGATATAAAATATTCTAACATTTCATAATATTTTTTATGCCAAATTAATAATATATTTTTGTCACCACCAAATATAGTTCCACCAATTCTTTTATAGGATGAATTATATTGAGGTAATTTGTTCATATAACAATTTAATTCATTATTTGTAAATGGTTCAACACTTAATAATAATACTTTATTTATAGGCATTTTATTAGTATTTGGCCAATTTAAATATTTTGTATTAGGTAGACGAAAGCAACCAATGTCTACCCATAGAAAAAAATTTGTGTTAAATGGATCTAATTCAATGGCTCTTTTTAGAAAATTAGATTTTTCACACCAAATCATATATAATTCAATGTTATGACCTATTTTTACTTCAGGATCTTTTTGATAATCTTTTATAAATGATTGTAGATATTTATAGCAATAGAATTCTTGAAAAGATGTAATAATAATTTTTGTTTTATTTATAAAAGGTTCTCTAAACTTATATATAATATTATAACTTTTATTATCACAAAAAATTACCATTTCATTATTTATCATCAACATATTTTGCATCCAATTTAAATATGTATTGTGATTTTGTTTAGAAATATTTAAAGCAAAATAAGCAGTTACTATAGTAGTCATAATAATATATTATATTTACATTTTAAATTAATTTAAATATAATAAATTTATATATTAATGAAAGTAGCATTATTATTATTCGGACAACCAAGAAATATTGAAAATCTAAAAGTATTTAATTCTCATTTAGAACATATCGTAAATAAATATGAAACAGATGTGTTTTGTCATACATATTTTGAATCAAATTATGATTTTATTCCTTCAACCTGGACTAATATAAATCCAATAAAATGTAATGAGAATTCAATAAATATAATAAATGATAACTATAAACCCAAAAAAATAAAAGTAGATAGTCCTAGGACATTTACTATTTCAAAAGAAATTTTAAATTCACCTAGAATCAAATGTTTTGAATATGTAAATGAGTTAAATACAAGTAATTTATTATCACAGTTATATTCAATAAGTTGTGTATCTCAATTATTTGAAGAATATTGTCAAGAACAAAATGCTATATATGATTTTGTAATAGTTGCAAGATATGATATTATAATTTGTGAATTTCCATCTTTATATGATTTAGATAAACAATTTTTTTATACCGTGAATCATCATCCACGTTTTCCAGACATATTTTTTATTTTTAATCCAAAATTTATTAAATCACAATATACTTTTGAAAAAATTAATTTAATATTAGATAATATAGTTTCAAATAAAATACCAGATATTTATTTTTGGGATTTTTCACCAGAATGTATGAAATTTAATAATTATTTACTACATTATTCTCCAGAATTAATTAAAAGTATATATATAAAAGAGTTAAGAAATATTATATAAAAATATATTTATAATAAATATATGAATCTTTGTATTATAATTACTGGATTGATTCGTACTTTTTTTAACAAAGGTTTAGAATCTTTCAATAAAATGTTAAATAGATCATTAGAAAAATATACTAAAATTCATATTATTCTAGTAATATCAGGTGAATATGATAAAGTTCAAGTAGAAAAATTTATTTTACAAATGAAAATAAAAAATATTGACATTGAATTATATGAATTTAATATTCACGATGATGTAGCTAATGAAATATATAATTTAAAAATTAATAATAATAAATATTTAAAATTAAAAGAAAAATTTATTAGTGAAGATAATGTTGCTAAAAATGAAATATATGATGTTGATAAATTTATAGAACGACATGTAATATATCAATTTTACCAACTTAAAAAAGGTATAGAAAAAATGATAGAATATGAAATAAATAATAATATAATTTTTAATTTATGTATGAGAACTAGGTTTGATATTGAATATCCGAATTGTTTTTATCCGTTAACTCATAAAAATGATGTACCTTTATTAGATAAAATTTTTTTAAATAAAGAAAATGCAGATTTTTTTTTAACTATTTTTAATAATATAGATGAATTAATTATTTTTTTAAAAAAACAAAAAATAAATTTACCACAATGCAGAACATCTCATTATAAGTATAGTTTTGGAGGGTGTTATTTAAATAATTATTTATCACTTGAAAATATTAAAAATGGAAACAATAATATATTATATATGTATAACGATCACATAATATTTGGTTTAAGAGAACAATTTATTAAATTAAAAGAATTCGTTTATGATTATGGAATAATGGATACATCTTTAAATATAAATCATTTTTTTGCACCAGAAGCTCAACTATTAATTTTTTGTTTTAATAATAATATTAATCCAATAATGTATTTACACGATTGTTATAGTATAATACGTAATTGATATTTTATCACTGACTAAAAAGAAAAATGAGAAAAACTTAATTTAAATAATCGGCTTTTGAAATTGTAAAAATGTTGTCTACTATGAAAACGAAAAAACATTATTATTTTTACAAATAAATTTACAATCTATTTATAATATCTATATATTTTTCTACTTGTAATTTAATGTCAAAATTAGAAATACCATATTCTCTAATTTTTTTTCTTTTCTTAATTGAATTTTTTTTATTTTCATTAATTTTATTTTCAATATATTCTAAATCATTTATTTTATCGTCATTTATGATTGTTATAAAATCTAAATTTTTATCTATATTTTCAGCAGATGATTTATTTATAACTACTCCAAGACCAACAATTAAAGCTTCTTTAACAACTAATGGGTCTGCTTCTCCGTCACTTATTAATAATAAATTTGAGTATTGACTTAGATTATGGTGTATTTTTTCTCTAGACCATTCGCCTAAATAATTAGAACGATTTACACGAAATTGATAGTCTGTATTATTTCCAACAAAATCAATATTTTGTATATCTTGATATTTATATTGATTTTTTCTTGAAGTAATTTTTCCTAAATATATAGTTTTATCAAGTACTGCATTTTCAAAAAAATGAAATAATTTACTATCAATACCATTACTTATTTTTTTAAGTAATTCTGGATTTGCACCACATTTCATAAATGTATTTAAATCTTTATCTGCAAGAACAAAATTGTAAAATTTATTTTGTTTTATTAAAAAATCAAAAATAATATGATATCCATCACTTTGGTGTTTGTTTACTTGATCAATATATGGATAATGACTTGTGATAGCTATTTTTGAACATTTTAAAAAAGGTAATATATGATACAATACATCATAATGTAAATGAACAAAATCGTAATTTTTTTCATTGATAACATTAATTAAATTTTTAGAATATTCTGTATTTGCATTAGAATCATTATTATTTTTGCGTATAATGTTAATTACATCTACATCGTGACCAAATTTTGTTAATTCGTTATAATAATCCCATATTAGAATCTCTACAGCACCCCATCCTTTTGGAGGAATAGGTATAATTCCAGGTCCTATTAAAGCAACTTTCATATATAGTAAATATTAAATGATTCTATTTAATATTTATTTATTCATTATTATTTTAGACATTTATCAATATATTTTTGAATTATATTGTTCCAAGCAAAATTTTCTAATGCATATTTTCTTATTTCTTCTCTATTTGAAATGCTATATTCTCTATTTTGTTGTATTTGTTCTGATACATAAACGGTATCATTAAGATTATTATTAGGAATAATTGTTATAAATTTTTTAGATGTGTCTAAATTTGCGGATGAACATTCACTTAATACCACACCTAACCCAGCGATTAATGCCTCTTTTACAACTAGTGGATCTGCTTCTCCTTCTGATAATAATATTAAATTACCATATTCTGTGAGATTTTCATATAATGTATTTTTATCCCATTCACCAATATAATTGGATAATGATTTATTAAATGGCGAATCATGATAATTTCCAACAAAATCAATATTTGGTATGGATTGATATTTATATTGTGATTTTCTATATTCTATTTTTGCAATATATACACTTTTATTTTTCTTATTAGGATTTAATGTATATTTAAATAAGTCTTCTCTTGCACCATTACATATTAAATTTATTTTATTTACAAATCCGTGTTTTTTATACTTTTCAACTATATCATTACTTATTGCATTAATAACTATTTTATCTTGATATTGAATAACCTTTTTAAATATATTTATAAAATAAGATTGGTAGTTTTGTTCAAAATTAAGATGTGTAATATATGCAAAATGCGATGTATAAAATATTTTTTTACAATTTAAATAAGGAACTATAATAACGTGATCATCATACATAATATGTATTATATCTGCATTGTGTGAATTACATAAATTTATAATGTTTTGTAGATTTGGTTCATTAATAATAATGACATCTATTTGTTTTTTTTTTAAATTTTCATAATAATCCCATACTAATGTTTCTACTGCTCCCCATCCTTTTGGAGGAATAGGAGAAAATCCAGGTCCTATTAATAATAATTTCATTTTATAAAATATAATAAATTTATTTAAGTTAATATATTTTATTATAATATATGTTATCAAAAAATGAACAAAACAAATTATATGTTTATCAAAGCAGTATTTTCAACATTGTAATTATTATTTCATATATTTTGTATTTTGTTATGTTGTTAGGATTATATACTAATTCAGAAAAATATCTTACAGATTTACAATTTTATGTTCAAATTTATGTTTGTTCTTTTTTATTGTTTCGTTTTAATCCTTTTCGTAAAATTGAATTTAATGAATTAGATAGAAAAGTAGCATTTAGTGCTGGTTTATTTATATTAACTACTTCTGGAATAAGTAAATTTTTTGAAACTTTTTTACTGGGTAAAAAAGATGACAAATCTTCTTCTAATAAAACAGAAAAACAAAATCAAAATAAAAATCAACAAAATAGTTAATGATGTTTATACGTTTTATTTATCTTTATTTTTCTTATTTTTTTAGTTTGATAATCATTATCTTCAAAAAAAATACGTAAATGAATCATAATCTGTTTACTTAAAATTTTATCAATCTCTTTTTCTTTTTCAATAGTTTCTGTAAAAGAATAAGAATAATTATTCAAACACTCCTTTAATTCTTTTTTGCAGTATTCTTTATCTTTCATTTTTTCTTTAAAAAAATTACTTTTACAAAATCTATGAATAATGCTAGAAAAACTTAAATTATGTATATATGGTTTAATATTAATATAATATACATTGTCGTGTGTCATATCAGGAAAAAAATTATCATCAATAAAACATATTTCTGTATTTTCCGGTAATTTACTACATTTAATAAAATCTTTATAGGTTTTATTATTAGTAGTTCTACAAACTTCTACGGTTTTTCCATTTATTTTGAATGCTGATATTAGTTGATCTATTAATTTATATTTTAATTTAGTTTCAAAATAATAAATAATATCTTTCACCCAAAAACTAGGTCCTTGATTATTTGTGTAAATATATATTTTACTACATTCTTTATTTATTTTTTTCTTTTTTAAGTATTTTAAAATGTGAATTATATCTGGTCTTAAAAACTCAGGATATAAATCAAATATTTCAATAAAATCATCTTTATTTAATTCATAATGTTGAATTTTATGCAAATATCTAGATAAACAATCCCAAAAAATACTAAATTCTACAAAATAACCAAGCGTTTCGTCTAAATCTAATACAACTACTTTATTTTTATTTAATTTATTTGTATTTACAATTAAATTATTATTAGTTACCATTATAGATATAAGTATATAAATAATAATACAAAAATTATTATTTTATTTTTGTATTATATAATGAAGGGGTTAAATACAAGTGATTATAAACATATTTTAGAATATTATAACCTACCAATTTCCAATAATAATAGTATAAATAAAAAAAAAGCAGAGGAAATATTAGCTATAAAACTATGTAGATGTATAAAAAGTGTAAATAAACAATATAAAAATGAAAAAATAGCAATTCCGATTTGTACAAAATCAATATTTACTAAAAAAGGATTAAAAAGAGGTTCTTTTAAATGTAGAGGTAATTATCAAGTATCTTTGAAAAAAATGTCATCTATTAAAAATAAAACAAAGAAAAATAGAAAATAAATGAGAAATATAAATGATTATAATGTATATGGAAATCCACTAAGTGTATAGTCTGGCAAATTATAAATATTTTTCATATCTATATTTGTTGGAAGCGGTTGATCATTTAATATTTTTTCTGTAATAAATTCATTGCGAATATACGTTAATTCAAATACGTGTGGAATATTAATTCCATTTATATTATTCATTTTACATCCATTATTTGCATGTAAATGAACTAATGTATGAGTGTTATTTATTTTTTTAAATAAATTAAACATAAATTCATTTGTTATATCACTTAATCCTTTAAAATATTCTGGAAATAGTTTAATGTCAGCAGGACTATGTATTTCTATAACCAATTGTTTAATTTTTTTCATGCAATCATTTTCAAAAAAAGTAGGTAGCAATCTGAATTCGTGTCCTTCAATATCTATTTTCATAAAAATATTATTATAGTCTTTCATATATTCTTGTAAATTTGTTAAAGAAGAATTATTATGATTTCCCAAATTTTTTTTAATAAATACTATTTTATTATTTATTTCAGGTAATAAATTTACTGTTCCATCAAATGCAAAACACCATAAATTTGGATAAGATTTTAAAAAATCTATCTCAAATGATATATCATTTGACACACCTCCAGATAAAAATACATCATAATCTCCTGGTAAATCTACAATAACATATCCTCCATCATTATTTTTACCTATTCTTTTTTTTGTAAATGGAGATTTATAAATAATTAAGTGTTCCATTATAATTGATTAATAGAATTTTCTTTATATCTTTTATAAATATATTACAAAATATAAATATTATATTATGTTATGTATTATGATATTATTATTATTGGTGGAGGAATTGCTGGATTATATTGTGCATATAATATCAAAAAATATAGTCCTAAAACAACGTTCTTAATTTTAGAAAAACATAAAAAACAATGGTTAGGAGGTAGAATTGGAACTGAAGATTTTTACGGAACATCAGTAGTTACGGGTGCAGGTATTGGAAGATTTGAAAAAGATACTTTATTAAAAGAATTAATGAATGAGTTGCATATTCCTTATAAGATTTCAGAACTTCATCCAAATTATTCTTTTTTAATTAAACATCCAATAGAAATAATTAAAATTATACGTATGTTAAAGAAAGAATATAATTCAGAAAATGATTCAATGAAAACATTTAAAAAATTTGCTCTTCCTCTTTTAGGAAATAAATATTACAATGATTTTATTGTTTCTGTAGGATATACTGATTATGAACATGAAGATGCTTATGATACTTTATACCATTATGGAATGGAAGATAATGAAGGCGGTTGGAATGTAATGAATATAAAATGGAAAAATTTGATAAATGCATTGGTAATTAAAATAGGTGTTAATAATATTAAAACAAATACAAATATTGTCAATGTTTCAAAAACACTTTATAATAAAGAAATTAAAAATGACTTCAATGGATTTGTGATTAATAGTGAAAATAATGATACATATTTATGTAAAAAAGTAGTAATTGCAACTACTATTACAAGTATTCAAAAACTTTTACCTGAATATTCTATTTATAAAAATATTGTCGGACAACCTTTTTTAAGACTTTATGGTAAATTTGATAAGTCTTCTATTTATGTTATGAAACAATATATTCAAACCTATACAATTGTACCTGGTCCTTTACAAAAAATAATTCCAATAGATGAAAATAAAGGTGTTTATATGATAGCATATAGTGATAATAAAAATGCATTATTTTTAAAACCATATTTAACTAATACTTTACAAAATAGAGATTTTTTTTGCAGAATAATAGAAAAATCACTTGGAATTCCTAAAAATTTATTACATTTAATTGCTATAAAAGAATACTATTGGCCTATAGGAACACATTATTATAAACCATTAAATAAAAAAATATGGAAAAGTCGTAATGAATTTATTAGAGAAGCTCAAATACCTGATAAAAAAACAAATATATTTGTAGTAGGCGAAGTAGTAAGTATAAATCAAGGATGGACAGAAGGTGCATTAGAAAGTGTATCTAATGTCATTAGTAAATTAATTTAATTTTTCATATACTTTTACTTTATAAATAATATTATTAAAAATAATTTAAACATATGACAAATAGTGTATATATTATGAGTAAAGCAATCGGTATTGATCTAGGTACAACTTATTCTTGTGTAGGAGTCTGGCAGAACAATCATGTTGAAATTATTGCAAACGATCAAGGAAATCGTACAATGCCATCCTATGTTTCTTTTACTTCAGAAGAGAGATTAATTGGTGAACCATCTAAATCTTCTGCAGCAAGTAATCCTTATAATACTGTATTTGATGCGAAAAGATTAATTGGACAAAATTTTAATGATCCAAAGGTTCAATCAGATATGAAACATTTAAGTTATAATGTGATTGATAAAGATGGTAAACCATATATTCAAGTAGAATTTAAAGGAGAACAAAAAGTTTTTGCACCAGAAGAAATTAGTGCAATGGTATTAACAAAGATGAAAGAAATTGCAGAAGGATATTTAGGTGAAAAGGTTACAGATGCAGTAATTACAGTACCTGCTTATTTTAATGATTCACAAAGACAAGCTACAAAAGATGCAGGAACCATTGCAGGATTGAATGTATTAAGAATAATTAATGAACCGACTGCAGCAGCAATTGCTTATGGATTAGACAAAACAACCAAAGGATCTGGAGAGAAAAATATTCTTATTTTTGATTGTGGTGGTGGAACTTTTGATGTTTCAATATTAAATATTGATGATGGTATTTTTGAAGTAAAAGCTACTGCAGGTAATACTCATTTAGGTGGTGAAGATTTTGATACTCTTTTAGTTCAACATTTTATGGAAGAATTTAAGAGAAAACATAAGAAAGATATTTCAGAAAATAAGAAGTCTTTAAGAAGACTAAGAACTGCTTGTGAAAGTGCAAAAAGAACTTTATCTTCTGCAACAGTTGCTAATATAGAAATAGATAGTTTATTTGAAGGTCATGATTTTACTTCTACTATCACACGTGCTAAGTTTGAGAATTTATGTGATCATTTGTTTAGATTAACAATGGAACCAGTTGAACAAGTACTAAGAGATTCCAAACTTTCAAAGTCACAAATTCACGAAGTTGTTTTAGTAGGTGGAAGTACACGTATTCCAAAAATTCAACAATTATTAAGTGATTTCTTTAATGGAAAAGAACTTTGCAAATCTATAAATCCAGATGAATGTGTTGCTTATGGAGCAGCAGTTCAAGCTGCTATTTTAACAGGATCAACGGATGCTAAGATTTCAGATTTATTATTATTAGATGTTTGTCCATTAAGTCTTGGATTAGAGACAGCAGGAGGAGTAATGACAAAATTAATTAATAGAAATACAACTATTCCTACCAAGAAATCTCAGACTTTTTCTACTTATGCAGACAATCAACCAGGAGTGCTAATTCAAGTATTTGAAGGTGAACGTGCATTAACTAAAGATAATACATTATTGGGTAAGTTTCAATTAGATGATATTCCACCAATGCCTAGAGGTGTTCCACAAATTGAAGTTGTATTTGATATGGATGCAAATGGGATTTTAAATGTTTCTGCTTCTGAGAAGTCTACTGGAAAGAGTAATAAGATAACGATTACAAATGATAAAGGAAGATTGAGTAAAGAAGACATTGAAAGAATGGTAGAAGAATCGGAGAAATATAAAGAAGAAGATGATGCAATAAGAGATAGAGTAGAAGCTAAAAACAAACTAGATAGTTTTTTATATCAAATGAAGAATGGATTAGATGAAAAGACAAAAGAATTAACAAAGGATAAAATAAAAGAAATGGAAGATTGGGTAGATAGTCATCCATATGAAACAAAAGAAGTATATGAAGATAAATATAAAGAAATAGAGGAATTTATTGCAAATATTAAAGTGAATTTATCTTCTTCTGATACAAATAATTCAGACTTCGTAAAACCAACCAATGTTGAAGAAGAAGATACATTTGAACCTAAAATAGATGAAATTGATTAATTAAATTTGTAGAATATAATATAAATAATTATTTATTATATATTATATTATATTATAATGATAGAGTATGTTTTTGTTATTTATTCATGTAAAAAATATTTAAAAAAGGCAAATTTGTTATATAGTTTAATATATAATAGATTAAATAATTGTAAATGTTATGTTATATATGGTGATCCTAATTTAGAAAATGATTATAAAATTACATTTGATAAATATATTTCATTAAAATGTGGAGATTATTATGAACATCTTACTGAAAAAACTATTACATTATTTAAAGTCATTCAACAAATTCATCCAGATGTAAAAGGTGTTTTTAAATGCGATGATGATATTATACCAAATATACATAAGTTAAATGATTTATTTCAATATTTAAATAATAACACTAACATTGATTATTTAGGTCATACTGTTAAATATGAATATGATGAAAGTTCTTATTGGCACTATAATAAATGTTCTGATATCAAATTTAATGTTTTATATCCTATTAAAAAATGTCATCACACTTCTGGACCTTTGTATTTTTTAAGTATGAATGCAATTCGTATTTTTAATAATATAAATAAGAATGAATTTCTATTTTATGAAGATACAATGGTTGGTTATTATTTAAATCAACAAAACATTTTTCCAGTACATTATCGTGTATATAATGACAATTTTTGTTATGAAGATAGTTGTATGCAAAATGTGGATAGTAAATGTAATCATTTATTTATTGAATTAACTGGTGGATTAGGAAATCAATTATTTCAAGTAGCATCTGCATATGGAATTTCTAAAAAAAATAATATGAATTTAATTTTATTATATAATAACGATTATAAAAAACATATGACGCATAATACAGATAGAGATGAATTTATGAATACTATATTTAATTATTTTAATTATACGTTAATTGAGAATGTGAATGTTTCTAATGAAAATGTTAATGTACATTCAGAAAACAAATGTTTTGATTATGATTCTTTTATTATTAAAGAAAATAGTAAAAATTATTTATTAAAAGGATATTTTCAACATCAACAATATTTTGAAGAATATAAATCCGAATTAATCCATATTTTTAAAAATGATAACATTTCAAATCAATTATTAAATAAATATTCATTGTTAGAAAAATCTTATTTTATTCATTTAAGAAGAGGAGATTATGTAGGTCATTGGTTATATGAGTTTAATCGTGATGATTATTTTACAAAAGCAACAGAATATATTTTAAATAAAGATAAAAATTCACATTTTTACATTCTTAGTGATGATATAGATTTTTGTAAAGGATATTCTATATTAAATAATATTAATAAAACATTTATAGAAGATATGTCTACATTAGAAACGTTATATTTTATGTCTCTTTGTAAAAAAGGCGGCATTTGCAGCAATAGTACTTTTTCAGGATGGGCAACAAATTTAAATACCAATAAAGATAAGATAGTAATTGTACCTAAACAATGGATTAATGTAAATTACCCATATAAAATACCTTTTGATTTTACTGAAACTTTTTAAAATTTAAAAATAAATAAAATAGTATAATAATATATAATGAAAAATAAATATGATTATACAAATATACAAATATGTCAAAATGGAGGTAGAAAAACTATTCATAAGGTTTCTATAAGTAATAAAAAGGGTTATAAAAGTATTTCGCATTATGTAAAAGGAAGACATCAAAAAACACATAAAAAAAGATTAAATAAAGAAGAAATATATAAAATAAAAGAAAAAAAATTTATTCCTGGATTATTTAAAAATTGTAATTGTACTAGAAAAAAATAATTTTATTTAGCATTTAATACATCCATTGCATTTAATAAAATATTTTCTTGATCTGTTATTTTACGAAATAATATACATTCATCCAATTTAATTTGAAAAAACATATTTCTGAAATTTTTACATATAATAACTAATCCTTTATCTGTAATTTTGGTGTTGCAATATAAAACAGGAGGTTTTAATTCTATTATATTATTTTCTTCATTAGGAATCATAATCCATCTAACATAAGTACCTGATCTAAGATCATCTAATTCATCAATATAAATATAATTATTTAATTTATCTGAGTATTCAAATACTTTTTCTTTTGTTATTGGGAGTTCTTTTAAAATAGACACATTCATTTCTCTCAAAGATTTATGTGTATGATTCAATAATATTTCATTTTTGTCATTATCTAATGCTTTTAATAATTTATTAACATCTAGTTCTTCTTCCATATATTTTTATAGAAATATAATATATTTCTATAAATATGTTTAACTCTTTTATTTACCAACTACTAAACGCACTACCACCCAAAACTTCATTAGCAGCCATTACTCCTCCTCCATTTTGAAAACTTTCTGGACCAGGTGATGCAGCATTTACTAACGGAGTAGGATCGTTCATATACATATTGTTGTAATTTGGAGGTTGTTGAGGATTCATTGAATAAGAAGAATCATTATTAGCGTTAGTAGGTAACTGATGAATAGAAGTTCCATCAGAATAAGAGGAAGAAGAAGATCCAGAGGTAATCATTTGATTTTGAGAAATAGGTTGAGATACTTTTACATTACCTGATTTCTTTTTCTTTTTATTCTTGTCTTTACCTTCCCATAAGTCAACTATTCTATCTACAATAATACTAACTTTCTCTCCAAGTTTGGTTTGTAAACTTAACGTAATCATTAATACTGCTAAAATATTAAAAATAACACTTACATCAGGGTATTCTTTTTCACTATATGTTGGTATATAGGTAATAAAACGATGAACAATTAAAATACCAATAAACATACAAATGATTTGAATAACTATTTCTGCTAAAATTTCTAAACTTCCTTTTTCTTCATCTGCTTCAGGAACAAATTTTTGCATTGCTTTATTTAATAATACGGTAGGAGTAATAGCAATCAATGAATATTGTATTATATTTAATATATCTGATTTTGATTCATTATCAAAATTAAAAACATGTTTGAAAAATCCTTTTGTATTTTTTGATCCTTCATCCAAACTTTCCATATGACTTATAAAAAGAAATTAAAATGTTTAAAAGAAAGTTTAGAGAAATAATAATGCGTAAATATTTTTTTTATAAAATATGACATAAAATTATTAAATGAGTAGTTCAAAATCTATAGCTGCTGCTAGAAATAGACGTGCAAATGCTCCTGAAAATATAAGTTCTAGCAGATCTGTTCCAGGTTATTTTCCACCACCACAACAACAACAACAACAGCAAAGACCAAATGTATCTTCTAATTCTTCTGTTTATTCAACTTCTACTGTTAGATCGTCAGTAGATACAAATAACAAACCTAATGCAATTACTAAGTTATCCATTTCTAATGCTTTTGCATTAGTTACCTTAAGATTAGGAAGAGTGGAACAATATTTACAAAAAATTCAAGAAGAAGGAGGTGTTTTATTGTCTGTCTCATCACAAGATAATGAAAATATGCAAATGGTAGATGAAGGAGTTGTAAAAAGTATTATTAATAGATTAGATCAAATAGAACAAAATAAATTTTCTTCTACAACTCCAAAAAATATAGAAGAACAATTTAATGAAGTAAAGAAGAGAATTATTCGTTTAGAAAATAACAATAAAGAAATAAAAGATTTTTTAATGAAATTACAATCATTTACAATATCAACAGATCAAAAAGTAAATGATTTTATTAAAAAACAAAACGAAATAATAACATACAACGAAGAGTTAACAAATAAATTAGAATATTTTTTATCTAATACAGATTCAGTAAATGTTTGTGAAAATACAGATTTACTTGTTCCTATTGAAGACCCTCTAGAAGTCCTTGTAGAAATAAATGAAGAAGAGCCTTTTTTGAGTAAGTCTGAAGACTTAATTAAAGAATATGAAACAAATGAATCATCAAAAGAAGAAATTAATGAAACAAATATTACGTGTGAAATAACAGAAATTAAAGAAACTAGTGAATCAGATTCTACAAAAATAGTATTTAATAAAGAAGAAGTAAATGAAATTTCTGAATATATAAATAATGAAATATCATTATCTTCCAATAATTTAAAAGAATATATTAAAAATGAATTGTCTATTGAACAAAATGAATAATATAGATACTTATGAAACTTTTAGGAATTATATAATTCGTTTTACATAATAAATATTAGTATTATTTTTATTCAAATGCAAATACTATTTGGAATATTTTTATTTTGTATTGTATTATTTATTTATCTACATATACAATTTCACTTGAAAACAAGCAATGATTTAGAAATGTATGAAACAGATGAAACATCTAAGAATAGATTAGAAGAAATATGTGATATTCGTCAACCTGTTATATTTGATTTTATGAATGATAATATTATTAATACTACTAATAAAAAATATTTATTGGATTCTTATAATTCTTTTGAATTAAAAATACGTAATGTAAACGATATAGATTATAACAATGAGGTTTATATACCTTTAGCTTTACATTCAGCAATAACTTTATTTAATGAAGATAAATCGTCTTCTTATTTTAGCGAAAAAAATATGGACTTTTTGAATGAAACTGGCGTTATAAAAAATATGCAATATAATGATGCTTTTTTAAGACCATATATGGTATCTAACTGTAATTATGATATAATAATGGGATCTGAAGGTACAGAAACACCATTTCGTTATGAAATAAATTATCGTAATTTTTTTATGGTTACACAAGGAAGTATACAAGTAAAATTATCACCTCCACAAAGTTATAAATATTTATACCCTATTAATGATTATGAGAATTTTGAATTTAGATCTCCTGTAAATCCTTGGAAAACACAAAAACAATATCTTTCAAATTTTCAAAAAATAAAATGTTTAGAATTTGTGTTGCTTCCAGGAAAAACATTGTTTATTCCAGCATATTGGTGGTATAGTATTAAGTTTAATAAAGATACAAGTATTTCTTGCTTTAAATATCGTACTTATATGAATAACATTGCAATAATTCCAGAAATTGGTATGTATGCTTTACAGATACAAAATGTTAAAAGAAATGTTGTGAAAAAAGTAAGTATCAATGAAATGAATAATAAAACATATGAAAATGATACATTGAAAATTGAAAACAAGAGAGAAAATGAAAATGAAAATGAAAATGATTCAGAAGAAACAAAAAAAGAAATTATAAATTTATAGTAAATAAAATATAAAATTCCAATAATATTTAAAGATTTCTTTAAATATTATATAAATGACATTATATAAAATTATTTTAAATGATCGGATATATTCTTCATGGAGTATTTATGAATTTGAAAAATTTCAAACCACATCATTAGAAATAAACCCTTTAGAAAGTAAACTATTTTCTAATGATGTTTTTATGATAGATAAACAAGGAACAGCATCTATAGTTCATTCAAGTATACGTGTTGGTGGAAGCATTCCAGGCATTTTAGTATTAAAAAGTAATAAAACATACGGTAGAGATAGTAAATCAAATAAAATGTTATATAAGTGTATTCCCGATGATAAAAGAATACTTCCATTTTTGATTCCATATGAATTTAAAAAAATAGGATTTTCAAAGGTTTTTCCTAATTTATATATTACTTTTGTTTATAACAGTTGGGATAATAAACATCCAATAGGAACTTTACACAATGTAATTGGTCAAGTAGATGTTTTAGATAATTATTATGAATATCAGTTATATTGTAAGAGTTTAAACGCGTCTATTCAAAAATTCACTAAAGATACTTCAAAAGCATTAAAAATTAATTCTCATAATGCTTTCATTGAAAACATTAGTACAAAATATGAAAGCATTGAGGATAGAACATGTAAAAAAGAATGGAAAATATTTACAATAGATCCTCCAAATAGTAATGATTTTGATGATGGGTTTAGCATTAAATCTATAGGCAATAATATAGAACAATTAAGCATTTATATATCTAATGTTACTGTTTGGATGGATGTATTAAATTTATGGGAATCCTTTTCACAGCGTATTTCTACCATTTATTTACCTGATAAAAAACGTCCAATGTTACCTACAATTTTATCAGATTGTCTTTGTAGTTTACAAGCAAATACTACAAGAATTGCATTTGTTATGGATATATTTATTGATTCAGTTACTTTTGAAATAAAAGAAATTAAATATAATAATTCTAAAATAAATGTTATAAAAAATTACATTTATGAAGAAGGAGAATTGATAAGTAATTCGGAATATGTTCACCTTATGAATGTTACGAAAGAATTATCAAAAAAATATAAATATATAAATAGTGTGCGTAATAGTCACGACATTGTATGTTATTTGATGACGTTTATGAATTATCATTGTGCGAAAAATATGATTCAATTTGAAAATGGCATTTTTCGTTCAACTATAATAAAATCAGAATTTGATGTACCATCTTTTGTTCCTGAAGATGTTGCTAAATTTATTAAAATATGGAAAAGTACTTGTGGTCAATATATTAATGGCAATGAATTAAATGGTGAATACCGTCACGATATATTAGAAATGGATGCTTATATTCATATAACTAGTCCAATAAGAAGGTTAGTAGATTTACTAAATATTATTAAATTTCAAAAAAATAATAATATCATTCATTTATCTAATGAATCAGAATTATTTTATGATAAATGGAGCAATCAATTGGAATATATAAATACTACTATGAGATCTATACGTAAAGTACAATGCGATTGTTCTTTATTACATTTATGTAGTAATAATACAGAGGTTATGGAAAAAGAATATGATGGATATGTATTTGACAAGATTACAAGAAATGATGAATTGTATCAATTTATAGTATATATTTCTGAATTAAAATTAACATCACGTGTTACACTGAGAGATAATTTAAATAATTTTGAAAAACATAAATTTAAATTATATTTATTTCAAGATGAAGATAGTTTAAAAAAGAAAATTAGATTACAGTTAATTGTTTAAAAAAATAAAATAAGTTTTTATATTTTATATTTACTATGAAATGAAATACTGATTAATTGTTTAGAAAAAACATTTTTAAAAACGCTCATATCTGGATCCAATATTTTTTTTACTATAATAATCTATAACCTCGTTTTTTTGATTACCATCATCAAGCCTTTCAAGAACAGCAATTAGCAATCCAAATGCTGGTCTATACTCATTTTTACTTATAAAACTATCAATATTTTTTATTGAGCCTAAAATATATATTTTATCATTTTCTTCTTTGGTTTTTTCCATTTGTAATTATACAAAAAATACTTTTATTATCTTTGTATATAATTATAAATAATCCGAAGTTCTATATAAAAAGGTGTAAATGATATTATTTTAAATTATTTATTTTAAATATTATTTTTCCTAAAAAATTGTTCATTTCTTTTGTGTATAATAATAGCGCATCATTTACCAAATCAATTATTTCCTCATTTTCTCTAGAAACATCAGAAGAAAAAGATGTAGAATTAAATGCTAAATTAGAAAACTGAATTGAATGTAAATAATTTTCTTCAAAAATATAGTCTTTTATTGGTTCTTTAAGTGGAATTAAAGTTAAATAATTATTTTTAGTTATTTTATTATTAAAAATATATTTTATATTTCCTCCAACATAACAATTTTCAATAATAATTGGGAATGTTTTATTTTTATTAATTACTATACTTTTTTCATAGTTACCAAAAAAAGAAGTTACATAAGTTTCATTTTCATTTATATTGCTTATGTAGACTTCATCTGAAATTTTAAAATCAAATAAATTATCAATACTTTTTATAATATCTTCTTGTATTATTTTATCTTTAATTGCATCAGAAAGTGTTAAATTATCAAAAATATTTAAGGATAATGCAAAGTTTATAATTTCATTCATTTGATTTACACAATTATAAGTAACTATTTCTTTCATTATATATATTATTAAAGAATATAAAAATATTTTAATAATATATGTATAATGGTAAAAATATGCAGTACTAGCTCTTATCCTTCTAACAATGAAGAAAAATACAAACAATATTTTGAAAAATATGCTTTTCCTTTGCATATTTTTCAAAAATATGCTATTGAAGCGATTGTAGAAGGTCATCATGTATTAGTAACTGCACCTACTGGTAGTGGAAAAACAATGCCTGGTGAATTTGCATTAGATTATTTTGTAAAAAAAGGAAAAAAAGTAATATATACTACTCCTGTAAAAGCGTTATCTAATCAAAAGTTTTATGATTTTACTAATAAATATCCTGACATTTCTTTTGGTGTTCTTACAGGTGACATTAAATGTAATCCAGATGCAGATGTATTAATTATGACTACAGAAATATTATTAAATAAATTATATCAAGTAAATAGTAATTCTAAAATTTCTTCATCTTCTATTTCATTTGAAATGGATATTGAGAATGAATTGGCGTGTGTAGTATTTGATGAAATACATTATATAGGAGATCAAAATAGAGGTACTGTTTGGGAACAAAGTATTCTAATGTTACCTAAACACGTACAAATGATTGGGCTTTCTGCTACATTAGATAATCCAGAAAAATTTGCATTGTGGTGTGAAAATAAAGGATATAATATTAATAAAAAAAATGAAAAAATAGTGTATTTGGCGAAAAAAATGATAAGAGCTGTTCCATTAACACATTATAGTTTTATAACAACAAATGCTGCTATTTTTAAACTGATTAAAGATAAATCAGAACAAGAATATATTAAAAGTATGATAAATAAACCTTTTATAATACAAAATGCAAAAGGTGAATTTAATGAAGAACATTATCATAAGATGAGTAAAATGTTGAAATTATTTGAGAACAAACAAGTATATGTAAAAAGACAACACGTTTTAAATCAAGTATCTAAGCATTTATTTGAAAATGATATGTTACCAGCATTATGTTTTGTTTTTTCAAAGAAAAATCTAGAAATTTGTGCAAAAGAATTAACAACTAATTTATTAGAAGATGATTCTAAAGTTCCATATATTATTGATAGAGAATGTGAACAAATTATTCGTAAATTGCCTAATTATCAAGAGTATTTACAACTACCTGAATATATACATATGGTATCACTTTTAAGAAAAGGAGTAGGAATTCATCATTCCAGTGTTACAGGTATTTTGAGAGAAATGGTGGAAATATTATTTGCAAAGGGATATATTAAAATATTATTTGCTACAGAAACAATGAGCATTGGAATTAATATGCCGGTAAAAACAACAATATTTACAGATGTAAATAAATTTGATGGAGATAATGTAAGAATTCTTCAATCTCACGAATATACTCAAGCCGCAGGTAGAGCAGGAAGATTAGGTTTAGATAAAGTAGGTCATGTAATACATTTAAATAATTTATTTAGAAATGTTGATTCTATTAATTATCGTAATATGATGAAAGGTACTCCTCAATCATTAGTATCTAAATTTAAGATATCTTTTAATTTAATATTAAATTTAATTGATATTGGAGATAAAGAATTTATTGAATTTGCAAAACGAAGTATGATCCAAGGAGATATTGATAATGAATTGGGGGAAGTATATAAAAAATTACAATTAATTGAATCAGAATGTGAAAAAATGGAAGAACACGTTTTAGTAAATTTAAGAACACCTTTAAATATTATTCAAGAATATATTGAATTAATAAATTCAAAAAATACATTAGTTAATAAAAAGAAAAAGGAATGTGAAAGAAAAATAGAAGAAATAAAAATAAAATATATTTTTATTGAAAAAGAATCACAGGTAATAGATAGATATAATAATAAAAAAGATGAATGCAATCATGTTAAAGATAAATGCAATCGTTTAGAACAATATTTACAAAATAGTGTTCTAAATGTAATAGATTTTTTAATAAAAGACGGATTTGTAGAAAAAGTAGAGAATAATTTTAAATTAACGTTTAGTGGATCTATTGCAACTCATTTAAGAGAATTACATTGTTTAATATTTGCAAAATTAATAGAAGATAAAAAAATAGAATCAATGAGTGTAAAACAATTAGTTTCTATTTTTAGTTGTTTTACAAATATTAATGTATGTGACGAATATAAAAGCATTGTTCCTCGTTCCAATGATTTACAAGTGCAAACTGTGATTCAACAAGTTAAAAATATGTATAATGAATATTCAGAAAATGAAATAAAAAATAATATAAATACGGGAATAGAATATGATATTCATTTTGATTTAATTAATTATGTAGATAAATGGTGTGAGTGTGAAACTGTAGAAGATTGTAAGTTTTTAATTCAAACAATTGAAAAAGAAAAAGAAATATTATTAGGTGAATTTGTTAAGGCTTTATTAAAAATAAATAATATTTCTAATGAAATAGAAAAAATTGCAGAAAATCTTGGTGCAATATCTTTTTTAAAAACATTAAAGGAAATTCCATTAAAAACGCTAAAATATGTTGTAACGAATCAATCTTTATACATATAAAAAATAATAATATAATAAAATATTGGTATGATTTTATATAAATATAAAATTATATATTAATTTAATGATTGTAGGTAATAAATATGAAATTATACAAAAAATCGGTGAGGGATCTTTTAGTAAAATATATAAAGCAAAAAACAATAGAACAAAAGAATTAGTTGCAATTAAAATAGAAAATATAGAATCAGAAATAAAATTATTATTACACGAAGCAAAAATATACAAATACTTATCAGGGTGTAAAGGTATGCCAATAGTAAAATGGTTTGGTCTAGAAAATGATTATTATTATATGGTTATTACTTTACTTGGAGAATCTTTGGAAGAAAGAAGAAAAAAACAGATTTTTTCTCTCCAAGAAATAGTTTCCATAGGGAAAAAAATGATAGAAATTATTGAAAATATTCATAGTAAAGGATTATTACATAGAGATATAAAACCAGATAATTTTTTGTTTGGACAAGAAGATAAATTAAATGAATTATTTTTGATTGATTTTGGATTTTGTAAATATTATTTAACATATGGAAATCATATAGAAGAGAGAAAAACAAAACATATAATTGGAACGCCGAATTATTGTAGTATAAATTCTCATTTTTTAATAGAACCTTCAAGAAGAGATGATCTTGAATCTATAGGATATATTTTACTTTATTTATTCAATGGATATTTAGAATGGAGTAAATACGATTATTTGATATATAATAAATATATTTATGAATTAAAAAGAGATCAAATTTTTCCTTTATTTTTAAAAGATTATTTTGAATATATACGTAGTTTAAAATTTGAAGAAGATCCTGATTATATTTTACTTAATAATTTATTAATTGAATAATATTATTTTTTGAAAAAGAATTTAAAGATTAATCAATTAATAAAATTATATTACAATGTCAACCTATAGTGAAGTTGTAACAAATAACACCGTGTTAAGTTCTGTAGCTTCTGTTATTGGAAGAGTAAAGTGGTTTAATAATAAAGTTGGATATGGATTTATTACTATTACAGATGGTGTTTATTCTGGACAAGATATTTTTGTTCATCATAGTGCTATTAAAGTTGAAAATCAACAATATAGATATTTAGTTCAAGGAGAATACGTTGAATTTAATTTAGTAAAGTCAACTGAAGGTAAATATGAGTATCAAGCACAAGATGTTAATGGAATTAAGTCTGGAAAATTGATGTGTGAAACAAGACACGAGTTTAAACAAGAAAGAAGTAAATATCGTTCTAATGAGAATGTTGATTTAAACACAACCTCAAATGTTCAAATAGATACTTCTTTAGAGGTGAATCTACCAAGACAACTTCAAAACGTTCCAAAAACACCACGAGCACGAAATAATGTTCCTAAAGATTCAGTAAAAGGTGAATGGACTGAAGTTTCCAAAACTACTCGTAAACCTAGTAATAAAAAACCAGTTTCAAAAGTAGTTAATAAGTAAATAATAATTATAAAAATATAATTTAAGGAGAATTTTAAAATATAAATATATTTGAAAACTAATATATTTATATAATATATAAATAATGGCTCCAACGATTCCTACTACAAATGCTACCACTACAAATCCTCCTACTACTGCTTCTAGTATGCCTAATACACCTGCTTCTATTATGGCTATGATGAAACAACCTGCTACGCCTTCAAAAGGTGGAAGAGGTGGAAGAGGAAAAAAACGAGGTGGTGAAAATACAATAGCACAAAATCCTACAATGATGGGACCAAATACTAATATGACAATGGATAATACACCTCCTACAATGACAGATTTTAATATGATGGGTGGAAAAAGAAGAAGAATCAGAAAAACAAGAAGAGGAAAAAAAAGTAGAAAATCAAAAACTGTAAAAAGACGCAGAACTTATCGTCGTTAAATAACTAAATATAATAATTAAATTATATGTATATGAATATATATAATTGGTCAGAAAAAAAAATAAAAGAATTAGAATTTGAAAATAATAAATTTCAATTTGTAGAAAATGATAAAGATGAGAAATCTAACAATATTATTTTTATATATACACCTCCCAAAGTAGGATCTACTACTTTAGTATCTTCATTGAGATTATCAGTTTTGAATTATTTTAATATTTTTCACATACATAATGAAAAGACATTGAAAGCATTAAAAAATATAAAAAATGTATCTGTAAATGAAATTATAAGATATAATAATTATATAGGAAAAAATGTATATGTAATTGATGTTTATAGAAATCCAATTGAGAGAAAAATATCAGATTTTTTTGAGAATTTATCATCTATTCATTTTAATAATACAGAAGAAAATATCAATAATTATAATATATATAAATTGATAAATAGATTTAATAAATTATTTCCACATATAGGCAATGAAGATTATTTTAAAGAAATATATGATATACCAATTGCAGATAAATTTGATTTTGAAAATAATTATTTATTAGAAAATATTAATGGAATAAAGTATATAAAATTAAGATTAAATGACTCTAAAAAATGGTCATATATTTTATCAAGCATTTTAAAAAAAGATGTATATATAATAAATGATTATTCAACTGAAAATAAAACGATAGGATATTTGTATAAAAAATTCAAAGAAAAATACATACTTCCTTTAAATTATTATGAATTAATTAAAAATAGTCCAGAAATTAATTATTATTTAAATGAAAATGAAAAAATAGAATATTTGAATAATTGGAAAAACAAAACAAGTAGTGAAATTATAGAACCATATTCAGATTATGAATATAATTTTTATTTAAAATTATCTTTAGAAAATAGTTATAATACTCAAATTCAGAGAGAACATTATTTTGATTCAGGATGTATATGTTTTCAATGTTGTAAAAAAAGAAATGAAGAATTACAAAGAGTAAAAAAAGGTGAAAAAATGAATTCTAAAATTTTACATACTTCTACTTCGGTTGAACAATTGTTGTTTATACCAAGAAAATAAAGTAAAAAAGAGACAACCATTTATTGAAATCTACAAATGGATTTAAATGTAAACATTTTTACAGTAAACAATATATCTTTATATATTGTTTATTTAATTAATAGGAATAAAAAAAGTCTTTAACTAGTGTAACAGGGTAAAAAAAGAAAGTGTTTAAGTAGTGTAGTGTAGTAAAGCAATTTTAAAAACGAATATAAGAAAAAAAAATTGAAATGCTTTTACAAAAAAAAGATAAT